CACAAGCTCACTCTCTGGCGCATTAACTGTCGCTGGCGGTGTTGGCATACAAGGTGCATTGAACGTAGCAGGTAATGCTAACTTAGGCAATACATTTGACAACGGAAATCGTGTAGTAACTAACATAAATGTTACTTCAACTTTAGTAACTCCAACATTTGCTGGGTCTGGTATTGCTGTACAATCAACAGTAGTAACTGGTTCTTTTGTAACAGTTAATCTAACCAATACAGGTATTATTGGTTTACTTGGAAGTCCTGGTATTGGTATTACTGCTACTACTGCGTCAAACGGAATGCAAGTTGGTGTTGCAACAGTAACTAACTTAGGTGTGTTAACTGTAAGCACAACAGGCGACTTAGGAGTATCATGGAATGGTACTAAGTATTATACCGGTGACGTTATTCTTTCTAACTTGTCTACACTACAGACAGTAACTGATCGCGGCAATACTACAACTAATACAGTTTATATCAACAATACATCTACACAGATGATTGTTAGCGGTACTAATGTAAGTATCATTCCAGGTAACGGACCATACGCATTAAATGTTGCAGGCGGTATTACTGCTACAACATTGTACATTGCACAAGCTGGTTATATTAATAACGCACAAATTGTTACATCGGCAACAATCAATGCATTCTCTGGCGGTACAATTAACAATTCATTGTACATCGCATCAACCGCAACATCTACTTCAAGTAACAGTGGCGCATTAAGAGTAGCAGGCGGTGTTGGATTCTCGAGCAACTTAAACGTTGGTGGTCCAGTTACTTTATTCAATACTGGTACATCTCTAAATTCATATGGCAATGCTTATTTTAGCAGTACCATTTATGTAAACACAGTATCAGCTTTAGTAAACAATCTGTATTTGACTACAGGTACAGGTACAGGCACTGTTTGGGCCAACGGCGTTGATTTGTTAAATCATGCAAACAATGTTCGTTATGTTAGCGCAACCAGCGGTAATGATTCTAATGACGGTCTAAGACCAATAAGTCCATTTGCTACAGTCGCAAAAGCTCTGAGCGTTGCTACCACAGGTACAACAATTTATCTAGCCCAAGGTATCTATACTGAAACATGGCCTTTAACTGTTCCGGCTGGTGTTATTATCCAAGGTGGCGGATTACGTTCAACTGTAATCCAACCGACAACAGCAACAAATACATTAAATGGTTTCTTGTTAAATGGTGAAACATTAATCACTGATTTAACTTTAGCCAATTACTACCAACCTGGTTACGGTATTGCATTTGCATCCGGCGCTAAGATCACAAGTAAGAGCCCTTATGTTGAGCGTGTAAGTTTTATTACTAAAGGTACAGTTCAAACAGCAACTGATCCATTTGGTTACGCATCGGCTAATGCTGGTAGCGGTGTTTACTTAGACGCAGGTGTCTTAGCCGCAGGCAGTTTAGAACCTGCTATGTTGTTCAATGAAGTAACATTTGTTACTCCGAACGCTACTGGTATCTACATGACCAACGGTGTTCGCGCAGAACTATTGAACGGTTTCGTATATTTTGCCAATACTGCAATTAACGCCCAAGCTGGCGCAACTGGTCTAAGCGGATCTGGACAAACAAGAATTAAATTATCTGGAGCAAGCGGTGCATTTGCGTCCGGTGATGTATTAAATTACAAAGATCCTGCTGGCAACACTCTAGCGCAAGGCACAATCACAACTGCATCAAATGGTTATGTCTATATGACAGGGCCAGTTTGGGGCTTTGCTACAGTTAATGATCGTACACCAAAAACTGTAACACCTATTGCTACTGCTAAACAAAGCACTACCCAGAAGAAATTTGGAACCAGTGCCGCTTACTTTGATGGAACATCAGGATACTTACAAGTATTAAGCGATGTTGATTATCAATTTGGCGTAGGTAGCTTTACATTTGAATCATGGATTTGGTTAAATGGTAACGGAGTTACTAACACAATTTTCAACAAAGGATCTAGCTCTGGAAGCCAGGTCATGTTGCAAGTTAACTCAACTGGACATTTATCTGGTTACTGGGGCATCGCTAATGCCGTAGGTACTACATCTCTATCAACTGGCACTTGGTATCATGTTGCAATGACACGTGATGCCAGCCTAAATCGCGTTGCAGTTTTTGTTAACGGAACGATTGATGGATATGCATTAGGTGCAGTAGCAAACGTAAACTCTACAGATCCATTAAACATCGGTGCAGATGCAACTGGTATCAACTGGTTCAACGGTTACATGGACGATCTACGTATCAGTAACGTAGATAGATACGTAAGCAGTTATACAGTTCCGTCAGCCGCACAAACAAGCGATGTTGCAACAGTATTAATGTTGCATTTTGATAGCGGAAATAATTCGACATCATTTATCGATGACGGCACAGCAACACAAAATGTTTTCTCAACAGGAACAAGTCCACAGACTGCTACAAGAATTACTCTAGCAGACTATCATCAGTTTGGTGCAGAACTCCGTTGTATTGGTTCAGCCGCTGTATATGGTAACAAGGGTGTTGTTGCTAATGGTACAGGTACAGACTTAAAACTAATTGCCTTCAACATGGCATTCATTGGTGCAGGCGGCGACATTACTAATGATTCTACTTTAGTTGTACAAACAAATGAAGTAACACAAACTAACGGTGGTATTGTTTACTACCAAACAGTCGACCAAGGTGGTAACTTCCGTGTTGGTAACAGTTTCTTAGTCAACGAACAAACAGGTGCAGTTAGCTTTGGTTCTGCTAACGTTAACCTGAGCAGTATTAACGAATTAATTATTACTGATGGCACTAACAATGCAGTTATATTGCCAACAAGCGTTGCAGTTGGCGATCTTGCATTGTCGGGTGGAACTATTGCCAGCTTGACCGGTAATATCACAATCAGCCCTGACAGCGGTAGCAGTACCATTATCAACAGCAATGCGCAGGTTAACGGTTCGTTAAGTATCACAGGTTCGTTTGCTGTACCAAGTACACAAGCAAGTACATCAACAGCAACTGGTGCGTTTACCGTTGCAGGCGGTGCAGGTATTGCCGGAGCTGTGTATGCAGGCAATACTGTTACATCTTATAGCTCTGCGATTTCTACAAGCTCAATTTTAAACAACGCTTTTGTTGCTCCTAACGGCGGCATTGGCGCTCAAACATTATATCTAACTAACAGCGGGTGGATTGGTGGCTATCAGATTGTTACCACTGCAAGTATTGGAGCAAGTCTTGGTGGTATCGTTCCAAACCCAATCCATATTACTGCCCTAGCACAATCTACAAGCACTACAACAGGTGCATTGATTGTTGATGGCGGAGTTGGAGTTGGTGGTAATTTAACAGTTGGTGGCAACCTAAATCTATTAGGCGGCGGTAGTGTATTAACAAACGTTACTGCAACTACGGATGCCTACATTGGTGCAAGCGTAACCAAATCTGGTACAACAGCTACAATTAATATTGTTAACTTAGGTGTTCAAAGATTAACAGCTGGATCTGATATTTCTCTAACAGGTAACACAGGTTCAATAACAGTTAGTGATATTAGCACATTAGATACAGTATTGTCTAGAGGTTCTTCAACTTCTCAGGCAATAACAATGACTGATGTTGCTTATAACACCGGTACTATTGCTGGTAATGCATTAATGGTAAGTGGTGGTATTGGTGCGGCACACTTATATCTAAGTACAGATGGTTGGATCAACGGAGCGCAGATTGTTACTTCAAGTACGATTGGTAGTTTTGTTGGCGGATCAGCTGTTACAAGTCCTTTACAAATTACAAGTACAGCAACATACGCTCTTCAAGTAGGTGGTGGCGCCTTAATCGGTGGCAACATGCTTATTCAAGGTAGCTTGAATGTTGCAGGAACAGTTACATCAATCAATAGCACAAGCGTTGATATTGGTAACAAGATTATATTCTTAAGTACACAAACAGGAAATGCTCTACAGTCAGCAGGTTCTGGTATTGTTGTAGGTAAAGATGACGGAATTGAAAACGATCGTTGGGCAAGTTTATTGTTTGACGGCGGATCAGCCGCGGCAGGTAACTGGATCAGCAAAGGTGGATTGAATCCATTTACTGACAGCACATACGGAATTGGTAGTGTAGCACTTCAATGGAATAGTGCATATATCAAAACTGTAAACGCAAGCTCAGTTCTAACAACAAGCTCTGCTTACAGCACAAGCACAATTTCAGGTAACGCATTACAAGTTACTGGTGGTATTGGAGCCGCACATTTATATCTAACTACAGATGGTTGGATCAATGGTTATCCAATTGTTACTTCTGGTAACATTAGTACATACGCAGGAACATATGACGGCTTAACACCGATCCATAATCCATTACAAGTTGTGAACACAAGCAGTTCGACAAGTGTTACAACAGGTGCTCTACAGGTAAGTGGTGGTGCTGGCATACTGCTTGATCTATGGGTAGGCGGGTCCGGACATTTTGGCAAGAATTTATATGTAACAAATACAGCCACAATACAAAGTACAACATTAGCAACATCACCAACAACAGGTGCATTGCAAGTAAGCGGTGGCGTTGGCGTATTAGGTAATCTATGGGTTAATTCTACAATCAATGTTAATGATTCAATAGCTGTTACAAACACCGCTACCGTTGGCGGCAATTTAAATCTAACATCTGGTGTTATAAATCTTAACAATACTGTTACAAATTATGTAAACGTTGCTAACACACTATCTATCAGCACAACTGCTGGTGCAATTAATATTAATCCGTTTACACAATTAAATGTAAATGGTCCTGCTGTAATTAATGGTGCCGCAACATTTAATAATGCACAAACAACATTTAACAACGGTTTAGTTTCTTATGGTCCGTTTGTAGTTTACTCTCCTTCGGCACAGTTCAATAGTTCTGTAGCAATTACGTCTACAACAAATGCAACAAGTACTACAACAGGTGCATTGACTGTAGCAGGCGGAGCCAGCGTTCAACAAGATCTATGGGTTGGCGGAAACATATATGGTGCTAATAACGGTTATCTAAATGGTGCGTTGATTGTTACAACTGCAACATTGAATCAATACTCTGGTGGTTCAATTGGTAACACATTAAACTTATCTAACACAACAGATTCTATATCTACTGCAACTGGTGCATTAACTGTAGCCGGCGGTGTTGGTATTGGCAAATCAGTTTTCATTGGCGGAGCATTGCACGTTGGCGGAGATTTATTTGTTGATGGTATTAATACAATCGTTAACTCAACCAGTATTCAAACTGGTGATAAACTAATATACCTAAGCACAGGATCTTCAAACGCTCTTTCAGCAAGCGGTTCTGGTCTAGTAGTAGGACATACAGGTTCTGTATTCTCAAGTTTAACATTTGATGGTGTTGGAAGCTGGCAATCTAGCGCAGGTATCAATCCAAGTCAAGTAGGTATTGGACTAGGAACATTTACATCTGCATGGAGTTATGGTTATTTCAACACAATTAAAATTGTTGGAAATACTTCTGCAACAAGTACACTAACTGGTAGCTTACAGATTACTGGTGGTATTGCCGCAAGTGCAAATGCATACTTAGGTTCTCCATTAAGCAGTACGCTTACAAACTTATCTAATTCATTATACACAGTCGGTGGTGCATACATTGGTGGACAATTAAACATCAACGGTCCAGATGCATGGTTGGCAGGTAGTCCAATTCTTACAGCCAATAATGGATATGTAACAACATTTACAAATACAACTGATGCAACAAGCACTCAAAGCGCGGCTGTTACAGTCGCAGGTGGATTAGGTGTTGGTAGCACATTAATTGTCGGCGGCCAACAGTACATCACCAGCTTACTAGAATCTACAGTAACTAATACACAAAATGCGTTAGTAGTATCTGGCGGTATCTACTCAGACATGTTGATGGTCAACCAGATCGCAACAGTCAACGGTGGTGTTGTAATTACAACAGCAACTATTGGTAACTTCTCATTCAACGGTGGTACGATTAGCAAACCTATTATTATTAATAGTGCAACACAAGCTACTTCAACAATCACTGGAGCATTCCAAGTAACTAATGGCGGTGCTGGTATCGGTGGTAATGTATGGATTGGCGGAGCATTGAATGTTACTGCTAACTCATCAACATTCAAGACAATTACTGCTGGTACAGCAACAATTACAACTGGTACAGTAAGTTCTGCAATATTCAACACATCAACACAGGCAGGTAATGCTTTACAAGTAGTTGGTGGTGTTTATGCAGGTTACTTGAACATCAAGAATCAAGCATGGATCGCAGGTAGTCCAGTAATTACAGCGGCTAACATCAATAGCTTCTCTGGTGGTACAATTAATAACCCATTGGTTATTAATTACGCAACACAGGCAACATCAACCACAACTGGTGCTCTACAAGTATTGAATGGCGGTATAGGCGCTGGCGGAAACATTTGGTCGGGCGGATATTTTGCGTTTGTTGATCCGTTCTCTGCATCATATGATGGCTATTTTGGTATCAACTCAACACTCAATGCAATAAACATTGGTTCAAATAATACCAACTTACCTTTTGCTATAGTTCAAAACAAGAATGAAATAGCTCGCTACACAGTATACAATGCTGTCGGTGGAGCGCAAGGTGCTGTATTTGGAGTAGGTAACACTAATCCACAATACGGTATACACCTAAATGCAAGTTCTGCAGGTACATGGAATTGGATACAAACTGCCAATACAATGACCAACTTGATGAGCTTGAACAATACTTTAGAAAACGCATTAGGTATTGGTAGCTCGGATATCAGCAAATTAGCATTTGCCGCATTCAATCCTAACGGTGATGGTACAACATTCGAACATTGGATTGCTTCTGGTACACAGTCTGCAGGTAGCCCAAGTGCATTGGTATTTGCAGGCGGTGCATGGGACAACAACACCAACGCAAATACAACAGTTGAATGGGCAAGATTTACTTCAGCCGGAAACTTTGCCGCTAAAGGTCAGATCATTACAACAGCCGCAGGCGCAAGCACAAGTACTATCGGTACAAACGCTCTGCAAGTAAGTGGTGGCGGTTGGTTTGGTAGCTTAAACGTAACAGGTGCGGCATGGGTTGGTAACAGTAAAGTTATTACAGCGGCTAACATTGGCTCATACTCATTCAATGGTGGTACAATTACTGCACCATTGTATGTAAACACAACAACACAAGCAGTTAATAATTCAAGCGGTGCTATCCGTACAGCTGGTGGTATATCAGCAGTCGGTAATATCTATGCAGGTGCTAACTTCTACGGTAATCTAGTTGCTACAAATATTACAGCAACTAATATTAACGTTCCAGGAAGCCCATTAACTATTGGGGGAACATTAACACTAAGCACAGGTACAGATCAAACTGGTGCAGGAACAGGTGCCCTACAGGTAACTGGTGGTGCGGCAATCACACAAAGTTTATATGTTGGTTCAAGTCTACTAAGCACAAGCACTATCGCAGGCAATGCGATACAAGTACCGAATGGTGGTATCGGTGCAGTTAACTTATACCTAAGCGGTAATGGTTATATTGGTAACGCACAGATTGTTACCAGTGCTAACATCAACAGCTTCTCTGGTGGTACAATCAACAATGCGTTGACTATTAACAATCCTACTCAATCAGTAAGCACAACAACTGGTGCTATCGTTATTACCAATGGTGGCTTGGGTATGGGCGGCAACTTATGGGTTGGTGGTAATGCCAACGTATTAGGTAGCATGTACCTAACAGGCGATTTGTATGTTGATGGCACACAAACTTATGTTAACTCAACAAACATCCAAACTGGTGACAAGGTTCTATACCTAAGCACTAATTCAACTAACCCGGCTCTTGCAATTAATTCAGGTATTGCTGTTGGCAATACACTTTCTCCTTATGCTACGTTATTGTTTGATGGTATTAGTAGCTGGGTATCGAATGTTGGTATTAATCCTTCTACAGCAGGTGGTATGTATTTGGGTAGCGCAACATTACCATGGAACACACTTTTTTCTGTAACTGGCAGAATTTCTGGTACAGTTGATTCTAACACAACACAATCGGGTAGTTTGCAAGTAATCGGTGGCGTTGGTATCGGTAAGAGTTTAACTGTCGGAAATACAGCAACAGTACAAAGTACACTATACAACTTAACCAGTGCAACAGGTAACGCAATTTACACACCTGGCGGTATTGGTGCAAAATACTTAACTATCGATACCAATGCATACGTTAATGGTAGTGCAGTTATTACTGTAGCTAACATTGGTGGATACGCATACAACGGTGGATACGTAAACAATGCAATCGTTGTTAACACAACAACAAATGCTACAGCGGCACTAAACACAGGTTCTATCGTAACCTACGGTGGCCTAGCAGTTACAAAAGATACATATCATGGCGGTACAATCAACGTAGCCAGCACACTATCTAATACAGGTACAATCGCAGGTAATGCTGTAACTGTAACAGGTGGTATTGGTGCTAATACATTGTATATCGCAACAGCTGGTTTCATTGGCACAAGTCCGATTATTACAGCGGCTAATATTAACAGCTTCTCTGGTGGTACAATTAATGCGGCCTTAACAATCAACAACGGTACACAAGCCGTAAGCACAACAACAGGTGCATTGATTGTTCAAAATGGCGGTGTTGGTATTGGTGGTAACCTATACACAGGTGGATATGCCGCGATTGGTCAAGTATACAATAGCGCAGGTACATTAGGCAATACTGCATCTGGTAGCTTGCAAGTATTCGGTGGAGCGGGTATTAATGGTAACTTAACAGTTGCAAGCCAAGGTTACTTTGGCGGAAACGTTGGTATTAATACAACACTTCCAGGACAAGCACTCGAAGTTAACGGCAACGTGGTTGTTGGTAACTATGCTAACTCTCGTGTACAGATTACAAACGGTGGTGGCTCACAAGCAATATATGAAGTTGCTTCAACAGAAGCTTATAACCGTTGGCAGATCGGTCGTGACCTATTAGGAATTGGTACAGCTGGTATAGCTTTCATGAACAGCAACCAAGCATTTGCCAGTGGCGGTGCTTCGATTGGTGCTGTAAGCGGATTAAACGGCGCACTAGGATTCTATACAACTAACGGTACATCAATGACCTTGCGTGGTATCATTGACAGTGGTGCCGCAGGCGGTAACTTAGGTGTTGGTGCAACCAGCAACTTACAAGGTAAATTACATATCAGCGGCGCGGCAAGTGCCGGTTATGGTATATATGCTACAGGTGCACAGAGCCATCAACTACGTTCAAACTCAGCAGGTTCATATATTGACCTAGAAGTAACACGAACAACTACAGGTGCTCAAGCTGACTGGCGTATTGGTATAGCAGGTGCTCCAAGTAACTTTATTGCTACTGCGGCTCAAGGTGATGCTGTAATGAGCTACAGCAGTAACTTGATATTTGCTAACCAATCTAACTATGAAATGGCTCGCTTTGGCAATGGTGCATTTACTATTGCAACAGCAACAGTATCAATTAGCACACAAAGCGGTAGTATTGTAACATACGGTGGTGTCGGTATTGGCGGTGATTTGTATGTTGGATCGACAGCACACATTACTGGCACAACATATATCAGTTCTAATATTGCAAGTACATCAACTATTGCAGGTAACGCATTACAAGTCACTGGTGGTATTGGCGCACAAAGTATCTATCTAACCAATAACAGTTGGATTAATGGATATCAGATTGTTACAACACAAAACATTGGTAGCTTCTCAGGAGCGTTCAATGGTGGTACTGTAACAGGTCAGATCTTTATACAAAATAATACAGATTCTGGATCAACCAGCTCTGGTGCATTATACACAACAGGTGGTGTTGGTATCAGTCGACAATTATATGTTGGCGGCATCACAACGTTGGCTAACTCAGTAAACATTACTGGTGTTACAACACACATCAATGCTACACAGGCTACAAGCACACAAACTGGTGCAGTTATTATTACTAACGGTGGTTTAGGTCTAGGCGGAAACGTTTGGACTGGCGGCAACTTAAACTTTGGTACTAACGTAGGCAAAGTTCGTTGGCAGACAATACAACTTGCAGTAAATGATGATGGCGGTGCAGGCCAAGGCTCAATATTCTTGAACGGCGGTAACGCAGGTTATCCAGCAACTACAAGTTCAGCACAATCTGTTATTATTGGTGCTTACGCAGGTATCACAGTAAGTGGCGCACAAAATACAGTAGTTGGTAACTCTGCAGGTTACTCATTAACTAACGGTACTGCTAATACCATATTTGGTCAAAGCGCAGGTTATTACATTGCGGCTGGTACTAATAACGTATTAATTGGTTACCAAGCAGGTTACGGAAATTCAACAACACTATCTAATAACATTGCTATTGGTTACCAAGCCCTACAACAAGCGATTGGTACACAGAACGTGATGCTTGGTTACCAAGCTGGTAACGCAATCACATCCGGTGCATATAACGTTATTATTGGTGGTAACACTGGTGCTACTATTGCTACTTCAAGCAATAACGTATTGATATCAGACGGTCAAGGTAACTTAAAAGTATCGTTCAATGCCGCAGGCACAATGACAATGCCTGGTGTTACAAACATCACAAACATTACTTCAGCAACAAGCACTACAACAGGTGCGTTGACAGTTGCAGGCGGTGTTGGTATTGGCGGTTCATTATACGTCCAAGGTAACATTTATGTTAACGGTTCAGCTGTAAGCACCGGTGGTGGTGGCGGTGGCGGTGGTAGCTCAACCAGCACACCATACATTAACGTTTACACAGCTACAGTTTCTGTTTCAACACTAACCGGCGGCTTAACAACAGTTGGCGGTGCTGGTATTGGTAAAGATTTATTTGTTGGCGGACCTGTTGTAATTGGTAACTCAAGTGTCTTTATTAACAGCGGTGCTAACTTAATAACACAGAATAATGCTATCCACGGCGGTGCAACTATCGCTAACGGTATATATTCACAGGGTGGTAATATTTTAGTTTATTCAAGTGACTATTCACAGTCTAACTGGGTTAAATTAAATTCAACCTTCCAGGCAGGTAGTACATACAGTCCAGACGGCACATTAAATGCTACTAAACTTATTGAAAGTACCACTGGAGGTAACCATTATTTCCAACAAACAATTAGTCAAACTGGTCCTGTAACAGTTAGCGTATTCTTACAAGCCGCTGATCGTACATATGGTGCAATCAACGTAACTGTAGCAGGTCAGGCACACTCAGCTTGGTATAACTTATCAACTGGTGTTGTTGCAAGTACAGCCGCTGGATTATATCCAGTAACTGGTCGTATTGAATTAGTTCCTTATGTAGGAACTGGTAACTGGTATCGTTGTTCATTAACAGTTAATGCTCCGGGTACTGCTACTGCTACTACATTTGGTATCTACACAGCAATTGGTGCTGGTACAGTTATCAATGACAGCTTAACCAGCTATACTGGTAATGGATTTGGTATCTATATATATGGTGCTCAAGCCGAGCCAGGTTATATCGCAGGTTACTATACACCAACTTCAGGAAGTGCTCTTCCATCAACAAGCAATAACATCTACACAGGTGGTAGTTTGTTTGTTGCAACAACCGCAACAGTTGCAGGTAGCACAGTTACTACATTTGCAAACTTGATGACACAATTTGGTGGTACAACAAACAATAGTTTAACTATTGCATCTGGTGTAAACTCAACAAGCACAACAACAGGTGCGTTAGTAATTACTAATGGTGGTATTGGAGTTGGCGGAAACGTTTATATTGGTGGTACATTGTATGCTACTGCTAAGAGCTTCTTGATTGACCATCCAACTAAACCTGGACAGAAATTACAATATGGTAGTTTAGAAGGACCAGAAAATGGTGTTTATGTTCGTGGACGTTGTGATACAGGAGTTATTGAGCTTCCAGATTACTGGACTGCATTAGTTGACGAAAGTTCTATTACTGTAGATATAACACCGATTGGTTCACATCAGAAACTTTATGTAGATCGTATTGAAAACAATAAAGTCTACATTGGTAATGAAAATATTATGAATAAGAAAATCAACTGTTTCTATACAGTATGGGCCGAACGTAAAGATGTAGGCAAATTAGACGTAGAGGGAGATCTGTAATGGCAATTAATATTGGACCGTATGTACCGTTATCGGGATTGGTCTACATGGCCGATCCTCGTAACACAAAATGTTATCCAGGAACAGGTACTACTGCGTATAATCAAATTGATAATAGTGCATTGACATTAAGTAGTGCAAGCGCATGGAGTGGAAACTATTTCACTCCTAATGCCAGCTATACCATTACTTCAAACAATAACTACAACCTTTCATTGAGTTCTGGTTATAGTGTTATACAGTTCATGAACTTGACTTCAAAGGCAGGTGGTACATTTGGTTATACTTCTGGATCTAACACAGCTTATATGTATATGGGTAACGGTAACAACATGTTATGGGGCACTTATTTGAGCCCAGTTACTACGCTACAATCAAATACAACAGTACCATTGAACCAATGGCATTCTTGGGCAGGAACATTTAGCGGAACTGGAACACCTGGCGGAACAGCGACCGCTAAGATTTACTATAACGGCGTCTTAGACAATCAAGCAACGCAAGCAGGTTCAGCATCAAACAACGCATCAATACAGTTATTTTATAGTGGACCTCCTAACGGACAGATAGGACCAACATTATTTTATAACAGAGTATTAAGTGACAGCGAAGTAAGATCAGTTTTTCAAGCATATCGCTCATATTTTGGACTGTAATAGACCAATAAATATAGGAACAAACGGAATAAGAGATGGCATATACCAATCGTAACATTTTAATAACGCCAAACATAGGTAATAGCGCACAGGAACCTATCATAGCCTTCCAGGGCGGTAGTGCAACAAGTTCTGGTACGACCTATATCCGTGTTCTAGACACGGGGGCACAAGCATGGGAAGGTCTATCAGGACAGTTACAAAGTGTTATTGATAGTATGGCCGGTAACATTTATACCGTTAACGATGCCAGCGGTATTCCAAGTTTAATAGTACAAGCAAGCGGTCAAATTCAGATAGCACCTTATCAAGGTGTAACCTACGTTGGATCTTATACAGCACCTACACAAAGTACTACAACTGGTACTGGTTCGTTAGTAGTTGCGGGCGGATTGGGTATATCTGGAAACTTAAATATTGGCGGATCATTTGCACTAAGCGCAAACTTAGCAATTGGCGGATCACAAGCAACATACGGTCTTAACGTTAACACAACTACTAACGTTGCGGCTTACCTATACAACTCAACTAACTTAACTGGAATTTCACTTCAGGTTGGTGCAAGTACGTACCCAATGGGTATTGGCATCAACAGCTATAATAATGCTGGTACTACTTATGTAATGGGAACTGGCTACAATGCCCAAGTACAATTAAATTCAGGTAACTTACAATTTTTAGTTTCAAGCGCCAGTCAATCATCTGGTGCTATTGCAACTCAGCTAAACGGATTAACTGTTTCAGCTACGGGTATTTCAGTTCCACAGAGCACCGCGATTACATTAGCATCCGGTGTTGCTTCTACAGGAACCGGTGCTATTGTTACACTAGGCGGCATATCTGCAGGTGGTAGCATTGTTACGGCCGGCGATGCGTTCATCAGCGGTGTACGTGTCGGTACTGGACAATCAAGTATTTCAACTAACTTGGTAATTGGTACTGCCGCAGGTGCTAACTTATTAACTGGTGGTACTAATGCTTTAATTGGTTACTATGCAGGTAACGCACTAACAAGTTCAGCAGGTAATACAGCAATTGGTTATCAGGCATTGTTGTCACAAACTGCTACCGGCGGTAACAACGTAGCTATCGGTTATCAAGCTATGTATACCGCTAACAATAGCGGCTTAACCAACAACGTAGCTATCGGCTATCGCGCATTGGGTACAGGTAACGGCGGTTTCTACAGTAATACTGCTATTGGTTACCAAGCAGGTTTCCAGATGGTCGGCGGATATCAGAATACGCTGATTGGTTATAACGCAGGTAACCCATTAACTAACGGATTTAGTAATACTTTAGTTGGCTATGGTGCTGGATCTTCATTATCAGCATCTGCACAGAACGTAGTCATACTTGGCGGAGCCAGTGGTGGTACTGCGGTAAACAACGGTATCCTTATTTCAGACGGTGCAGGTAACATCCGTTTACAAAGCGATGGATCCGGTAACTGGTCGATGACTGCAGGTACTGCGGCAAACGGTACAACAGGTGTTGGCACATTAGCTATTACAGGCGGTGCAAGTATATCAGCAGGTCTTACCTTAGGTGGTGCATTGTATATTGGTGGCTCTTCAGGTACTTCGGGATACGCTCTAACATCAACTGGTACCGGTCTTGCTTGGGCACAAACTGGTGTTACTGTTTCCAATATTACAACAAACGCGACTTACTATCCTTTGTTTACTAACTCAGTAAGTGGTGCAGTAACAAACGAATATGTTGACTCATCTCACTTAACTTATAATCCTAGCAGTGGTACATTATCTGCCGCAGTCCACATAGCCAGCTCAACATTTCAGGGACCAATTGGTTCTGGTGTTACTGCCTATTCAGGTAACTTTACAGGTATTGCTGGATCTGGACAGTTTGCAATTAGCGCAACTGGATATACACATACTATTACAGGTCAAACAAGCGGTGCATTAACTGTAAACAATAACTCAGCCGCTAACGGTGCTGGCGTCTGCTTAACTGTAGCAGGGTCTGGCGATATTAACATTACTACTGGTGGATCACTATTCTTTGGATCTTATAACTATGGTGCTGGATCATATATTCGCGGTTACCAAACTGGCGAAATTTACATGTATCGTTCAGGTAACAACTTGTTCCAGACTAACGGTACAGGCGCGATGCAGGTCAACGGTGTGTTATATGTAACAGGCGACTTGTACACTAATACTTCTGATATTAGATTAAAAACAGTTCTTGCTCCTGTAACTGGCGCAAGTGCTAAACTAAGAACACTTGATACATTTACCTACGTAAACAACGAACTTGCTATCAGTTTAGGACAAAAATCTACTAGAGTACAAGTTGGTTTGAACGCGGCACAAGTGCAAGCAGTACAACCAGAAGCTACAGGCCCTGCTCCTTTTGACGTAGATGCAGAAGGAAACAGCAAAACAGGTGAAAATTATCTAACTGTACAGTACGAAAAATTAGTACCGTTAGTAATTGCAGGTCACAACGAACATTCAGACGAAATTGCCGCACTAAAACAAGAAGTAGCGGAACTAAAAGCATTGGTAGCAAAGCTACTCAAATAAATAATAGCAACAAGAGGAAACTAACATGGCATTATACATTGGTAACACTAACATTATTCCGGGCATTTATCCGCTACCTAGCGCGGACTCATACTGCCGCGGCGCAACATTAGTTACTGACGGTTCCGTAGCGTTCTGGACATATCCAGGTAGCCCATCAGGAAACCCACAATCAGGCTACAGATATCGTAGCATTTATACACACGGATTTAGTTCTGCAGGTTACAAGGGTTCAAATGCATGGCGTGCCTTGAACAAGACATGGCATTCAACTGATATCACCTACTATTGCGGTGAGCAGTTGATGTACACGGGCGATTACATGGATGGTTTCTTCTCAGATTACAACGGTTATTCGCTAGGAACAAACAACGGATTTGGTGGCGCTTCACAACACACCGACAGCTACAACTTATACACAGGTATTAACCGCAGTAAAACAGGTGGTACATTTAGTCCTTACTCTTTTGGTTACTCAGGTGACGATCCTCAGTCAGTTATGGGTTACGGAACAGTTGGTGGATGGGACATGTCAGTAGCTCGTCGTGCTCACGGTGCGGCAAGTGCTATGACATATCAATATGGATACGCAACAGGCGGCGGCCCAAGCTCTACAGAAAAAATGCACATGCCTACAGAAGTTATGTACACAACTAACGGTAACAACCGCGGAGGTGGTCCTACTTCAGGTTGTGGTGGCCAAGAAATTTCTTGGTTCTCAATTGGTGGCGGTTCAAGTGGTATTACACACTCCAACGACAGCTGGTTTGGAAGCCCAACACAGTTTACACCAGACGGGTTTATGAAATTCTTAAGTTCTAAATACGGATGGCACTATGTTGGTACAGGTAACAACGTACAACAAGGTCGTGTTGTGTTTAACGAAACTAACGGTAACAGTATCACAACATTCTCACAAATTTCAGCATATGGTGAGGACGTTATGATGGCAGGTCAAGACTGGGGTTACATGACTGGTAACTATGACGGCCAACAAAATAACAAGTGCGATAAGACAACTTATAATAACAACGCACAAACACGTATGCAAGCGGCTACACGTAACAAAGGTCACTACGGCGCAAGTTCAGGACACGCATGTAGCGCGGCCGCAACAGTAGCAAGTTCAGGACGTCCAGGAGTTTAATCAATGACAACATCAACATATTCAGTAGACTACTGGGACGTATCTGTAGTAAAGAACGTAGAAGCTCTTCCTCCTATTCTAGGTGGCGGAGATCCTGCTTACGATATCAACCCATTTATCAATACATCAACACTTTTTATGATTGTTGGTGATCATGTGTTAGATCAATCAGTATTTGACAGCAGTCACCAAGATCCTGCGATGTATTGCGAAGAATTGTACAGTTTATTCAATGTACAATGTGTAGCAATGAGCAAGAATCTTTACGATACACTTTGCTATACATGGCCAAGAGAAAAAATCACATTCATTACTGAGTCAATGGCGATTAACGGTAAGCAATTCTTTGCTGACTATCGTGCGGCGGCCAAAGTTTGGGTATCTAATACTGACGATTCGATCATGTCAAAAATCAATCCGGTCGACGGTATTACACCTAGCCAAAATTTACCAGCAGGTGTAAAGATTCCTGTAGCACTTACAGATGATATCGTACAAGAAGTACGTGACTTTATGTATTTGTTTGCGAAAGAAGTGATCGAAGATGAATTTGAACGTAGATTCTTATCTATGGCTCCAAGCGGACGCCTAGAACAGGAAACTTGGGATATACAGAAAGATGAAGCAAAGCTATGGTTATCAGGTCAAGCTCAACCGGGCGATACTGATTTCTTAGATTACCTAGCAACATCGCATGGTCGTGATAAAACCGAATTGGCTAACAGCATAGTAGCAAAGGCCAAAGCGTTTGAAAAACAAGTTGCAGATCTATTGGTACAGCAACAGAAAATCTTAGCCGATTTCCAAGCATGCCAAAATGTGTGGGATATAAATATCCAGTACGAAAGGTACTTCGGGTTAGCTATTCCAGGTTTGCAAGCACAAGCAATGGGATTGACAGAAGGACCCGATAGTTTAACAAGAAAAACACCGGTGCCATATGGATTCCAATTCTAACAAAACAAACAAATATATAAAAGACCTAGAAAATATCGTAGCGTCAGATGTAAACGAAATCAAAGTTGATGACGATTTCTTAACACGCTACGGTATGGATGATTTCGATAAAGAAATCATGACTTATGCGATCCACTCTAATATGGGTATGACCGCATATCAATGTCAAAACTTCGTAGCAAGAAGTCAGCTGACACCATGGCGTCAAGTTCGCCAAGCATATATGGAACTTGAAACACGCTATCACGCTCATCAAGAAATTAAAGCCAGCTTGCGAAAAGCAGAATTGCTTCGTAAAAAATGGTTGAGAGATCAAGCAGAAGCAGTTGATGAGATCGCTAAAGAAATGTTACAAGTAGATATCGATAAGAATGATTACGATATTACTATTTGGAAACGTAAGATGCTACAAGCAGAACGTGAAATCAATGCGTTTTTAGAAATCGTAAAATACTATGCAAAAACTGAAGAAGACCTAGAATGGTTTGCTGAAGAAAATGCAGAAGAAGAACGCAAGTATTGGATCGCACGTATGGGTAAGCAGGCCGCAATGGATATTATCAGCTATGGTCGTGTTGGCCATGGTAACATGGATAGTATCGCTATGATGCCTGAAACAGATCAAATCGAAGCTTTACAAATGGCCACAAAGTATGCAGGCCTAGTCCAAGCAGGGATACATAATATATCGCTAGGAGCACAAGGTGCTGTCGATAAATTATTAGAGAGTAGAGATGAAAGAATCCCAGATATCTGCGACGACGCAAAAAATATTCAGCTTACCGATCAACCCAAAATTAACGGAACAACAATACTTTAATTTTTTAGAGTTTTGTAAGTACTATAAGGACTTTATTTTTGATGTGTATTTTACATCAAGAATTCCTCCGTTCAATCAAGATGCAATGGGAGATATTTTTGTCTCTCAACAAGATGCTTTCTCTGTAATAGATGCCGCGTTCAACCTTCACCGGGAGACCGGCATCAATCTTTGCGCTACATTCAACAACATCGATGTAGCTCCTACACAAAAAAATCTCGATATATGGTTAGAACATTTTCAGCCCTTGTATGATGCTGGAATCCGTTCTGTTATTTTACCACATATACATTGGATGAGTACAGGACAGATACAAGCACGTTACCCAGAACTGTATGTTAAAAACACAATCTTAAGAAATGTACGCACTCCTGCAGAATTTGTAGCGCATGCCAAAGCAGGATTTGATTATGTTTGTATTGACCGAGATCTAATGCGTGATAGAGATGCTCTCAAAAGATTGAAAACTGCTAAAGAATGGGTCAAAGAACATCTTGGTAAAGATGTAACAATTAGTTTGTTGGCTAATGAAGGTTGTTTAGGTGCATGCCCTATGATGGATGAACACTATCAATTTAACAACAGCAGAGATATGTCACGTCCTCAATATTTTAATGACAGCATTAGCCGTGTAAGTTGTCCTAAATGGGATCACGAAGATCCTGCTGTTCCATTAAAAACTGCAAACTTACCTCCTTGGAGAGAAGATTGGGTAGAATTGCTTGACTATGTTGATGTGTTTAAAATGCATGGCAGAGAAAGTATTGAAAGATTCAATGAAACACTAGACATTGTTGCAGGATTTATTGAAGGTGACGAAATCTTATTTGACGGATTTGAAGAGTACATTGAAGAAGGTAATCTTACTGAAAAGCCTATTAACATTTGGCGTGAAAAAATTAAGAACTGCAAGTTTGATTGCTGGGAATGTCAATACTGCGATAAAGTTGTTAACAAGAAAAAGACTGAACCATTAACTCCTAGAATACAACAAGCCATTGATGCAGTGCTAGGTAGCTCAATTGATATGATCAATATTGATGTTCCTGGGTTAACAAGCTGGAAGATGGAAAGTCTTATCAATAAATTAGCGAAAAATTCTACACGTTACTTAGAAGTAGGAAGTGCGTTAGGTGCAACTGCTTGTGCCGCCCTAAAAGATAATTCATTAGAAGTTATTTGTATTGATACATGGAAAGATACATATCAACCTGCTAATGATATTTTTGAAATGCCGCCTAACAACAAAGAAGATTTTATTACTAATGTCAAACGATTCAAGGGCGACAACAAAGTTATCGTTTATGAATCTGATATGTTTGATGTCAATCTAGAAGAAGTTGAACCTGTAGACTTTTTCTTCTATGATGGTCCTCACGATCCTAATACTACAGCTAAGGCTATCAAGTATTTTTCTAAAGTACTCGCCGATGAAGCATTTATCTTAGTCGATGATGCTAATTGGGAAGGTGTTGTAGACGGCACCGATGCAGGAATCAAAGCCGCAGGTTTAGACGTTGTTTATTCTAAAGTGATTTTGAATGACCAAGAAGATCTAACTGCTTGGTGGAATGGATTCTATCTATTAGTAGTGAGAAAATCAAGCTAAGATATCGATTATAGTATCGATCTTAGCCTTGATGATTTTATTATTGAGGGTAACACGAACACCGTTGTGTAATGGCTTTGGCCAGTGTTCTAAATTACACCAGGCATAGCCCACGTGTTCTTCGTTTAGTTTAGGAATAAATTCTTCGTTGACTACCAGCAAATATGTGTGATAATAAAAGCCTTCATCTTTGCTGGTAAACAGTTCTAATGGAACATATTTGCATATCTCTGGTAAGAATCCAACTTCTTCTGTGATTTCTCTTTTTAGAGTGTTAATGGGTGCTGTGTCCAGTGGCTCATTTTTACCCCCTACTATTCCCCAAGTTCCTGCTGTTTTTCCTTGATTACGGAGCAAAAACAAGAACCTTTGAGTCTCTTTTGAGAAAAATATTCCACCACTACAAATTACATTGTTCATAAAATTAATCGCCAATTACCAGATCTATATTCACCTTCAAAACTCTTAGACCACATAGAACCGTCCCATACATATTGTATGCCTGTTCTAATGTTAGTTATGTAAGTGAGATCAGTAACTGACTGTGAATCGAAAACAACAGCCCATGTTGTTCCGCTCCATGTAATGATATCGTTGGCATGAGCCTGTAGATATGTTCCATCTGTATTGCGCCATGCTTTTGCCGCTTGGTCTTCAAATATGGCCTGTGCTAATTTAGGATCTGTATTGATATCTTCTAATATCAAATAGCGTATACCTGCTACAGGATTAACTGGATCAAATGTTGTTGGATCTATGATAGCATCGATGTAAGTTTTGCCACTGTTCGGAGGAACTTGACTGTCGGCTGGTATAGTATCAGCATCAAAGTCTAGGTGCATGACTGATTCGTCTGCAGGATCTAAACTAATACGTGCTATAATTTCTGTACCGGATGGTTTCTTTAATCTAATCTGGCTAAGTCCTGCCTGGAATTTTCCAGGATATTGATCGAGGATTCTTAACCAACTGATGTTTAGGCCATACTTGTAAGGAACTTCATCATTAGATACACCTTCTGCAGGCGCTAACAATTTAGCTGTGCCATCTAGGATCAACACACCTAGATTACCTAATGTAGTCCCATCGACTGCTGTTGGTGATCTACCACCAAAGAAATCTGTTTCTGTGTAGGTATGATATTCACCAGCACCTAGTGTTCCTTCAGGTTCGACAAATATAGATGTAATAATATTTGTAATAATTCCCATCTGCTTAACTTTGGCAGGAGTGGTTAACCAAATTGGTGTTAAGAACTGTAGTGTTGCGATATCTATATCTTGCTCTGTACCTTGAGGTATTTGACGACTACTAAATGTTAGTTCAGTTAATTCGAGAACACTTAAACTGGTCCAGTCTAGATAGTTGTCAGTTGTTTGTAGTTCTAAACTAGGGCGGAATAATACTAACATCTGCTCAATCAACTGTAATTTTTGATCTGTGTTTGTAGTCCATATATCTGCTTGGAATGTTAGATCATATGGAACAGGCATTAGTCTTTCGACTGTGTAATTTTCGCCTTCGATGTTTATGTATTCTTCTATTCCTGTTTGCGGGTTAACCCATGTATCGCGCTCTTTGATTTGTACCTTACTGATATGAGTAGGTTCTTGCAATCTGTTACGTGCAACTTCTAGATTTTTAATATAGCAACCAATAAGAGGCGCAGTTGGCATAGTGTTTTCACTATTTTTGTTTAGTATCTGAGCAACTTGTCTATTCATGTCACCGTAGCGAACAGGTACTCTTGTTAGATTTCCTTTGTTGTCGCTGTAACTAAAGTTACTCATTAGACGCATAAATTGTGTTAAGTAGCGTCTTATCTGACCATCGTAAAAATACTCCATCTTAATTGTCCGCCTTTAATCGTAGTGCTTTACTTAGTGCTTGACGTTCCTGTACAACTTTAGTACCGATAGTAGCAGTATTTGTATTATTGATAAAGCTGGTAACTTCTGTCTGACGTGTTTGGCTATTTGGAGTATTCATATCACCATCAGCAGGAGTGTTAGTTACTTCCATACGTACATTGTCTTCAAACTTGAGCCAGTAACTACCATCATATCTAAACAATCTATTTGGAAAATAATCAGTTCGCAAGTGGAATTGACCTAGAATAGGTCTTGCTGGCCAATCAATGCCAAACGTATAAGGAGCACCGTTTGGTGGAACACTTCCACCTGTGTTATATCCGAGATAATATTCGTGATCGGGTGTGCGCAGTACTACAGATGCATCAATGGTACCTTCTGCGGTAACATCAACATTGGTATCACTAACATCTTCAACATCTGCAAATCCTTGTGTGTTTAATGGTACCACATAGTAAGGAGTTGTGTCATATCCACTCATAGGTAAATCTGCTTCTGCTTGCGCTATGATTGCATCGTTAATTTGTTGTGCAATATCAAACGTTGTGTTTAATTCTTTTAATGTGCCAGCAGGATTACCTTGAGTATCATACTGTTCTTGATTAAGTATCTCTGCAAATTCTTGACTGTTGACCATCGGAGCACATTTTAATCTTAACAAGTGCGGATACCATGTTGGACTAAATCCAGTAGACGGACGAGTAACATCTTGGACTACATAAAATCGTTTCAAAGCAATAGTCGCATCACCCAATGCATATTCATCTTTTAAATGGGGTAGTTCTAACACGTCACCAGATACAGGCTTACGTCCTAGTAGCTCTACTATAGTACGTAAATGTACGTGAATCATCACGTTATCGTTAGTTAAAAATATGCCAAACTGACTTAGGTTAAAGTCCAAATCCTGCATTGTATAAATTGCACGAGCGATGTAAACATCTGGCTCGTAATGACGGTCTCTGTTTTCCATTAGGAGCAGATCTTGTATCCCTAATGTAGGATCATAATTAGTATTTGTAGGCTGGCTAGGAGTGGACTCTCCGGTTTCTGGTGCTACAGGGCCTGCATATTTGTGTATGTAGATGTCTGTTCCGCCCACCTGAAATTGTTCATTAATTAGGCGGTCAAAGAACTTGAAATCGTTGCCCTTTTCGGGACGGTATAGAGATAGTCTTGGCATAGTAGTGTATTTAACTAAATATAAGCATGAGTGATACAACTGATGCCCGCCAAGAAATTATAGATTACGTTACCAATATGTTGGGTGGCGGTATGGTCGATGTTGAATTAGAGCCCTCTAATTACCAAACAGCTATAGACCGTGCCCTAGCCGTATATCGTCAACGTAGTGCAAATTCTGTTGAAGAAAGCTATGCTTTTATAACTGTAGATCAAGACGTTAACGAATATCAATTAGCACCAGAAATTATGAGTGTGCGCGAAGTATTCCGTAGAAGTATTGGTAGTAGAACAGGCGGTGGCGATACAGGTACATTATTTGAACCGTTTAACTTGGCTTATACAAATACCTATTTGTTAAGCTCTAGCAACATGGGCGGTTTAGCAACCTATTTTGCGTTTGCAAGTTATCAGAATTTAGTGGGTAAAATGTTTGGTAGTTTTATCAACTTTCGTTTTAATCCTTCTAATAAAAAATTAACATTAATGCAACGTCCAAGAGGACAAGAAACACTATTGTTATGGGTGAACAATCATAGACCAGACTTTGATCTTGTAAAAGATCCATACGCAGGTATTTGGATTAAAGATTATACACTGGCAACCTGTAAGATTATACTAGGTGAAGCTCGTAGTAAGTTTAATCAGATCGCTGGTCCACAAGGCGGCACATCATTAAATGGTGATGCATTGATATCTGCCGGTAAAGAAGAAATTGAAAAATTAGAATTAGCTATTAGAAATAGCGAGACCGGTGAAACTCCGATGTGGTTTGTAAGAGGATAATATGAAAATAAGAGAATTAGTCGAAGCGAGAGATTATACAGGAGCTAAAGGTTGGACTCCGGATGTTGCCCAGGCACTACCTAACTCACATATTTTTCCAGAACTAGATAACAGCTCCGGTTATCTTGCATATCGCTTTGGTGTTGCTATGGCCGGCCTTCCTGATAATAAAATGGATGTTGCAGGCCCAACAGGTTTGAAAATGGTTACTATTGGATACACTGATGTTGAAGATAGCATTTTACAAGCCGCGGCTAATCTAGTAGGTACTCCTAAAGTACAATTAACTCCTGGCGGAAGCCACGAAAATAAAGACGTATCAACAACAAGTCCGGTAAACAACTGGAACGCAAAAAAGACCACAAAAAGAACCAAAAAAGATTGACCTTGTAATCACATTGTAATAAAATATAGTATCGACTAGGAGATACTATGATTATAGGTGTGTGCGGTTTTATTGGATCAGGCAAAGATACTATTGCCGACTATCTAACAAATTTCCACGAATTTAGAAGAGAAAGTTTTGCCAACAGCCTTAAAGATGCTGTGGCACAAGTGTTTGGCTGGGACCGTACAATGTTAGAGGGGCGAACTAAATCAGCCCGCGAATGGCGAGAACAAGTAGATCCGTGGTGGGCAGAACGTTTAGGTATGCCTCATTTAACACCACGTTGGGTATTACAATACTGGGGAACTGAAGTTTGTCGCAAAGGCTTCCATGACGATATTTGGATTGCCGCATTAGAGAATAAACTACGCAACTCGAAAGATGACATAGTCATTAGTGACTGCCGTTTTCCTAATGAAATTAAATCAATTAAAGCCGCTGGCGGCATTGTTGTCCGTGTAGTCCGCGGGCTAGAGCCCGAATGGTACGATGCCGCAGTTAGTGTAAATCAAGGCCCGAACGGTAATTTAACATGGGCAACCAGTAAACATAGATTAGAAAAAACAGGGATCCATGCATCAGAAACAGCATGGGTAGGAACCAAGTTCGATGCTATCCTAGATAATAACGGAAGTATTGATGACTTATACGATCAGGTTAAAAGTCTGGTCGGAGATCTCCCCGTTTCCATGGTAGCTTGAGCTGATGTAGTAATCGTTGGCAGTTAGCACATATAGTTTTTAAATTTGCATGCCGACAATTTTCTAGATTTCCGTCGACAAAAAACACATCAAATTGATCAGGATACTTGCTGGTGAAATTACACCGATCGCAAGTATCCTTTTTCTTATAGCCTGCTAACTGCCATTTAGTAAGACCAGGCTTTCTATCTCTCGAACAATGGTCGCAAGACTTCCTGTAAAATACCTTACCCTCTTTGTGATAGTTGATAGCAACCGGTCTTTTACCGCATGTTTTACACAATGATCTGATCATACCCGCCCTTTTTCGTGCCCTTTTCAATGGTATTTAACCAATAGAAAATTGGTATAACCACTAAATACTGATGAACAAACCATTACATGGGAGATGCATAGGATGGCAACATTAAATTCACCAGGCGTATCAGTAAGCATAGTAAACGAAAGTTTTTACACACCAGCGGCACCAGGAACAGTGCCTTTGATCTTTATCGCTACTGCGGCCAACAAACAAAATTCATCAGGTACTGGCGTAGCCGCTGGTACTACAAGTCAGTACAAAAATCAAGTGTGGACTATCACAAGTCAACGTGACCTTACAGATACATTTGGCACACCATACTTTGAAGTTGATTCTAGTAACAATCCAGTAAACGGCGGAGAGCGTAACGAGTACGGTCTACAAGCCGCATACTCAGTTTTAGGCGTAAGCAGTAAAGTATTTGTTGCCCGTGCTGATGTTGACCTAGGACAATTAGTTGGAACAAGCTCTGCTCCTGCAGGTGCTCCTCCAAGTGGTACATACTGGCTAGACACTTCAAATACAAAATTTGGTATTTTTGAATGGGATGCTGGCGCACAGTCATTTAGCGTTCAAAGTTTGTCTGTTATTGACGACAGCAACAAAGCTATCGCTACTGTAAACGGTGACGGCGTAACTATTGCTCCAAGTTTTGGTGCGGTTGGTTCTTATGCTATCACAACAGACGATGGTAATACTAACGAAGTACAATACAAGAACCAAGACGGTAACTGGGTGCATGTTGGATCATCTGGCGAAACGAACTTTGCTACTAATGCTAACGTAAGCACATTTAAATCTACTTCTTGGGTAACAAGCTATCCAACAGTTGCTGGTGTAACATCAAATCCAACTTTTGCATCTGCATCAGGTTCATTGATCATTAATGGTACAACTATTGCTGTTAGTACAGCAAGTACAGCGATCACAGTTGCTCAAAGCATTAACTCAACATTGCATACAAGCGGTGTTGGTGCTAAAGTTAACAGCAGTAGCCAACTAGAATTGTATGTTGATCAATATCCAGGTACTATCACAATCGGCGGAACAGCTTCTACTATCGCTGAGTTAGGTTGGAGTGCTAAGACATATTATGCTCCATCATTGTTCATCGGACCGCATACACAGTATCCTGATTTCAGCACACGACCAAGCGGTTCTGTATATGTAAAAACAACAAGTCCTAATGCAGGCGCCAGCTGGATTGTAAAACAATACAGTGGTACAACACAGGCCTTTACACAAATTGCCGCTCCTATCTATCCAGATGCACAGACAGCTATCTATAACTTAGATCTAGCAGGCGGCGGAACAAACGTTGCTGTTGGTACATTGTTCGTTGAGAGCAATTTTAACCATGGTAACGGTACTGCAACAACATCAAGCAATTTTGCTTCATTTGCAGATTTCCGTGTTTGGAGACGTTCAGCTGTATCACCAACAGTGATTACAAGTACTTCACAAGCTAATCCTCCTACACTACCAAATGGTGCTGTTCTAACAATCAAAGAAAGCGTTCCAGGTTCTGCAACATTAACTAACGAAGTAGCTATCACATTAAGCGGTACAACACTAAGTCAATTAGTATTGCAAATTAACGGTGCAGGTACACTACAAAATACTTCCGCAACTCTAAACGGCGACGGAACTATTTCTATTATACATGCAACTGGTGGCGAAATTAAATTTAAAGATCCAGGCAACATTTTAGCGTCAGCTGGATTTACACCTTACACATTTAATAGTGTAGCAGACACATGGTCTGGTACTACTAATTTCTATGCGGCAGGTACAAAAGAAGTTGACGGATATACATTCAAAGCCAGCAACTGGGCTCCATTAGTATATACATCATCACAAACAACACCAACATCAAGCCCAGAAAATGGTACATTATGGTATAGCAACGTATTCAATCAAGTTGATATCATGTATCACAATGGTCAGAAATGGCAAGGTTATAAAAATGCTTTCCCATCCACCGACCCAGCAGGTCCTATCATTTCAGTAACACAGCCTGTTACACAAAGCACTGGTTCTGCATTAGCAAACGGTGATATTTGGATCCAAACAGGTGACATGGATCTATATGGTCAAAACATTTATGTTTACAACGGTAATACTCTAAAATGGGAATTACAAGATCCAACAGATCACACAAGTCCAAATGGTTGGGTTTTCCATGATGCACGTTGGGCAACAAATGGCTATGCAACAACACCTGGAACTATCCCACAGTTATTAGCGAGCGATTATGTTGATCCAGATGCACCAGATCCAGGTTTATACCCACGTGGTACACGCCTATGGAACCTACGTCGTTCTGGCTACAACGTAAAACAATACGAAGCAAACTACATCAATATTAATGATAACAATGGTGTTAATATTCGTACTGGCGATCCAATGAATGGTTCTAATTCAACAACTCCTTACAATCCTGCTCGTTGGGTTTCTGTAAGTCCTAACAATGATTACGGAGTTGGTACATTTGGTCGTTTAGCACAACGCGGTTTTGTTGTTAAATCTCTAAAAGCATTGATTGATACAAACGATGCATTGAAAGATACAGATACATTAGTATTCAACATCATGGCTTGCCCAGGTTATCCTGAAACTATCCAGAACATGGTTGGTTTGAATGATGATCGTGCTCAAACAGCATTTGTTATCGGTGATACACCATTCCGTTTACCAGCTAATGCAACAGCTATCCAAGCATGGGGTGCAAGCACAACAGCACTTGACAATGGCGAAGCAGGAGCAGTAACACGTGATGACTACACAGCATTGTTCTACCCAAGTGGTTATACAAATGACAACTTAGGTAACTACATCGTTGTTCCTCCAAGCCACATGATGCTACGCACATTTATCAACAGTGATGCTGTAAGCTATCAATGGTTTGCACCAGCAGGTACACGCCGTGGTATCGTTGACAATGCTTCTTCAGTAGGTTACGTAGATGCAACAACAGGCGAATTTGTACCGTCTGCATTACCACAAGGTATCCGTGATACAATGGCTCTACAAGATGTTAGAATCAATCCTATTGCTACATTGAATGGTTCTGGTATTTTAAACTTTGGTAACTATACTCGTAGTAATTCTACAAGTGCAGTAGATCGTATCAACGTTTCACGTTTAGTAGCTTACTTACGTAGACAGTTAGACATTATTGTTCGTCCATACTTGTTTGAACCTAATGATCAAATCACACGTAACGAAGTTAAAAACTCTGTTGAAAGTTTCTTGTTAGAGTTAGTTGGTCAACGTGCTTTATACGACTATATCGTTGTATGCGACACAAGCAACAATACACCAGCAAGAATTGACCGTTCAGAACTATGGGTTGATATAGCTGTTGAACCAGTTAAAGCAGTTGAATTCATTTACATTCCAGTTCGCTTGCTAAACACTGGCGCTATTAAGTCAGGCAATTTTGGCCAGACAGCACAGGGTTAATAGGAATGGTAAATAATATAGAACAAGGAGCATATTAAATGGCTATTGCAAGTTTAAGTAAATTATCTGTACCACTACCGCCAGGACAGAGCTCAACAAGCCAAGGCTTGTTGATGCCAAAGGTTAAGTACAGATTTCGTGTAACATTAGAGAATTTTGGAGTATCAAAGCCAACTACAGAAATAACCAAACAGGTTATGACTGTTGGTCGTCCTAATCTAAGTTTTGACGAAGTTGAATTACACGTTTATAACAGCCGTGTTAAGTATGCTGGCAAACACAAGTGGGAAGATATTCAACTTGTTGTACGTGATGATATGACTGGTGCTGTAAGCAGATTAGTTGGCGAACAGCTACAGAAACAATTTGACTTCTTTGAACAAGCAGTTGCAAGTTCGGGTATCGACTACAAGTTTACTACAAAGATTGAAATCCTTGATGGCGGTAACGGCGCTTATACTCCTAATGTTTTAGAAACATTTGAGTTAGATGGTTGCTACGTTAAACAAGCTCAATATCAACAAGGTGATTACAGTTCTTCAGACCCAATGGATATCACACTATCTATTGCTTATGATAACGCTATACAGACAGACGCAACTGGTGCTCCGATCGGCATTGGTGTTGCTGTTGGACGTACCTTAGGCACATTAGCTACAGGTTAATCTACATAGTAGGATCACACACAAAGCCTGGATTTATCTCCAGGCTTTTTTATGACTAAATATTCATATGCCATCAATAGTCGATTATCTTACCGGTTTTACTAATCAAGGTCAACTACACGATTACGCTCATGCCAGTCGGTTGTATCTTGACGATACCTATGCTCTTGCTCCTAAAAACAGCTGGATCTTTTATGTTGTATTTTCTATCAATCCTGCCGCTATTTCAGAAGTGCAGTGGATCAATCAAAATAGAGAGTATGAAGCAGGTATGCTGGTCAAGTCTGCCGACTTACCAAAATTTAAAATACAAACTGAAACTATAAATCAGTATAATAGAAAAACCCTAGTACAACAAAAAATCACTTATGAACCTGTTTCTCTATCATTCCACGATGATATGAGCAACGTGACAAACAGTTTGTGGGTCAACTATTTTCGCTACTACTATAGAGATACATGGTGGGGGCAAAGTGTTAAAACAGGTAGCACACTAACAGCAGGACAAAGACCTGCGGCATTCCAAAATAACTGGAAATATAGTCCAGAGATTGAAATTAAAGATCCGTTAGGTCGTACAGGTATTAACGGTAAGTTTGGTCTTAACAATAATCAAAGCGTTCCTTTTTTCAATGCAATAACTATCTATCAGTTAAATCAAAAAAGATTCACAAGTTACATTTTAGTAAATCCATTAATAGAATCTTGGGAACACGATCAACTAGATCAAACCCAAGGAAGCAAATTTGCGCAGAGCAGATGCAGTATTGGTTACGAAACTGTATTTTATGGTGAAGGTCGTGTTGCTAGAGATAATCCTGCAGGCTTTGCTACTTTCCACTATGATCTAACACCAAGTCCGTTGAGCATTGCAGGTGGCGGCAATAGTAGTTTATTTGGACCTGGTGGTATTGTTCAAGGTGCAGAAGACCTATTCGGATCAACCAGCAGATTACTAAGTGGTCAATCAGCTGGCGGCTTCCTTGGTGCGGCAGGTATTGCTATACAAGGTTCTAATTTGATAAAGAACTATCGAAATATTACACAAGCATCGTTGCAGGCAGAAGGTCAAAGCATTTTAAATAGTGCTGTCAAAGGAGCATTGAATGGGTCTGGCGGCGGACTATCGGGCTTGATCGGCGGCGGCTTAGGTGCATTAGGTAAATCACTAGGTTTTGGTCCAGGTGTTGGAACTATGTTAGTAGGCACAAATTTCAATCCAACTCCTGCGGTCGCATTAGGTTCTTCACTCGGAGCAACTTCTTCATCTGCATCAGCTAATTATTATGCAGGAACACCACCTCCACTAAGTGCAAAAAATCTTGTATTGACAGGAACTGATTTAACAGATCTATCCGGAGGGGGGGATGCCGCTATTAATGCAGAAATTGAAAAACAACAGACTGCTCTAACAGCATTGCAAAATGCCTCTGCTACCGCAACAGATCAACAGGCTACTGTGAATGCCGCAGTGAATGCCGCTCTTGCATCAGACGGACCAGAAGCGGCCGCATTGATAAGACAACAATATGCTCAAGCAGGATATGTTGCACCAAATCAATACCAAGCACAAATGCAAGCGATTACTGATAATATTAATAATCTACAAAGTAATTTAAGTACAGCACCAGCTCCTTCGGCTCAACAATAATATGACAATATACACTAACATTCCAAAAGTAAAAAATGCAGATAGTGCTGATAGTACAAAAAATACTATCAATAATTTTTATTCTGTAGACCTTCCTATTGATGCAAGTACGTTTGATGCTATCAAAGGATTTTTTGAAGGTAATGGATTTAGTAAAGTTTCTTCAGAAACTATTGCTTATACAATTCTTTATCAAGCATACATTGACGGCTATAATCCTATGCAAGTATTAGAAAACATACAAGGATTATCTGGCGTACAATTAAATGCGTTAGTTACAGAGATTTTAAATTTTAATAGATTTAAAACAAGTTTCCTAGGCCTTAGTGTAAGTTACAAGGCCAATTCATTAGTAAGTAAAGAGATTTTAGCTTAATGAGAAATACCGCCAAGGGTCGATTCAATATGAAGAACCCGGAAAAATATATAGGGACCAAAGCTCCCATCTATCGTAGTAGTTGGGAAATGGCAGTCATGCGCATGTGTGACAACAATCCAGCAATTCAGCAATGGGCCAGCGAAGCTGTACAGATTCCCTACAGAGATCCGTTAACTGGAAAACAAACAGTTTACGTTCCTGATTTCTTAGTATCATTTCAGGACAAGCAGGAAAAGAAGCATGTTGAGTTATGGGAAATCAAACCAGCTAATCAACAGATATTAGAAAAGGTCGGAAAAAACCCTTACAACCAAGCGCAGTTTGTAAAAAATCATGCCAAATGGGCCGCGGCAAATGCGTGGGCCTCGCAAAAGGGTATGAAATTTAGGGTTCTAAACGAGAACGATATTTTCCATACTGGGAAGAAATAAAATAAGTAATATTATGACTAAGAAACTTGAAGAACTACTAAACATCAATCCTGCAGAAGAAAAACCTGTAGAAGCGGCACCTGTAGCACCTGTTCCTACACACTTAAATCTACAGCAAACTTTAGAAGAATTTGACAAGATTTCGGCGGCTCTTCCACAAGTAAAAGGGCTGGGCGATATCAGTGATAGCGAGCTAGATGCACTGGCTAAAAAAGCTGAAGAAGCGTTTGATGATATATACGATCTAGGCATGAATGTTGAAGCACGTTACAGCACCAGAATGTTTGAAGTTGCTGGAAATATGCTTAATGCCGCTATTACAGCTAAGTCAGCTAAGATAGATAAGAAATTAAAGATGGTTGAGCTACAGTTGAAAAAGCTGGCTATTGATAAGAAAGATAATCCCGGTGACGGTAACGGCGTTGTAGCTGGCGAAGGTTTTGTGATCGCTGACCGCAATAGTCTCCTGGCAAAACTTAAAAACATGGATAAATAAAGGGTAGGAATTAACTATGAAAACATTTAAAGAATACCTGTCCGAAAGCAAGAAAGTATACGATTTTAAAATTAAAATCGCAGGCGATTTTGCCGCCGAAGACAAATTAAAACAAATGCTAGAACGCTTTGTTGTATCAAGTTTCAAAAAAACAGGCACTACTCCAATCCAGGCATTACCATTAGATTTTCCAAAAATTCGCAATTCACAAGTTACTGTGTATGAGGTTGCTCTAGAGTATCCAACTACACCATACGAACTACATGAATATATTTCAGCTGGCATTGAGAAGGGACCGGATTATGTTGTGGTAAGAAAACCTGGTGAGCCTACAGAAGCATATCAACTAGATGCAGAAGTGCGTGAAGGTTCTTTGCTTCAAGATCCAAACTATACTGAAGTGGCAAAAATAGATACCAAAGACTATTATGGCACTGAATACAATGAAAGTCTTGTAAAGACATTGAACGATGACCTTAAGGCCATGCGTAAAGAAAGAAGCGAAACTATTCCAAGTACCGCAGAGGGAAAGACAACAAATAGTATAGCTCAAAACAACCAAAGTCCAATTCAACAAACGGACTATGATCCAAGGAAGAAATAACATGCAAATGATCGACGTATTAAAAAAGTTGGCTGAACTTGATGAGGCAACTTCGCCAAAGCCAATGGTTCAAATGGCCAACGACCCAACAGTCGCAGTCATTACAGAATCTATCACAGGTGAAGCAGGATTACCAGTAGCGGCTCCAACAGCGGCTCCAACAGTACCTGCAAGTTTTAGCATTAATGCTTCTGCCGCAAATGGCAACGAAGTTAGCACAATGCTAAGAGACATTCTTAACCTAGCAGGCGTTAAGGAAGTTGGTCCTCAAGATATTAATCAACCTGAGCATCCACAAGCATTAACAGCTGAACCAGGTCAAGGTGGTGATGATATCAAACAAGCACTTGATGCTATTGGTAACATTGAAGACGAAGATATGGGCGGCATGGATCCTGCACAAATGGGTGGCGAGCCTCCAATGGATATGGGCGATACTGGTGCCGAAATGGGTACAGCAGGTCCAGCAGGCGGTAATGACGTAGCTACTATGGCTGACGAAGTTAGCGATATGGCTGATCAATTAGCAGGCACAAGCAAAGAAGAATTAGGCTTAGAAAGTTTAAGAATGTTTGATAATAGTCCACAAGAGGCAATTAAAGATTACAATCCAAACGATTTTGCTAACATTATTAATAAAGTCCGTCAATTTGATTACACATCTACTCCAGCTAACAACAATTTACCAGAAGCAGTTGAAAAAGCAGAGGCTCCTGTACAAGAAGGCGAATCACTATTAGACATGACTAACAAGTTATTCCAAGATTATCAAAGTTTTATTAAGAACATTTAATTAATTTTAAATTACCAAATAGGCTCTTCGGAGCCTATTTTTTTCAGTAAATAAAAGTATGAGTTTATCCAATAGTAACAATCTAATCAAGACAGCTAACAAAGCCGTAAGATATTCTGAGCAGGATATTCTTGATCTGCAATTATGTTCTGATCTTAAAACAGGGCATAAACATTTCCTAAAGAATTTTTTCTTTATCCAACATCCTACACGCGGTCAAATAAAATACGAAGCGTATGAATATCAAGATCGTCTTGTTGATAGTTTGCATGAATATCGATTTAACGTAAACATGTTGCCACGTCAAAGTGGTAAGACTACAACAGCCGTTGGTTATTTGTTGTGGTATGCAATGTTCAACCCTAACGTTACTATTCTAATTGCCGCCCACAAGTATACAGGCGCACAAGAAATTATGCAACGTCTACGGTATGCATATGAGACTTGCCCTAATCATATTCGTTGCGGAGTCAAAAGTTATAACAAACAGTCGATTGAATTTGACAACGACTCACGTATCGTAGCACAAACAACAACAGAAAACACAGGTCGTGGTATGTCTATATCACTACTATATTGTGACGAGTTTGCGTTCGTTCCAGACAACATTGGTAAAGAATTCTGGACTTCAATATCCCCTACACTGGCAACTGGTGGTAAGGCAATTATTACTTCAACTCCTAACTCAGACGAAGATCAGTTTGCTGAGATATGGTTTGGTGCTATTAAAATTGAAGACGAATACGGAAACGAAAATCCAAACAAAATAGGTGTTAATGGATTCCATGCATACACAAGTCACTGGTCAGAGCACCCGGATCGTGATGAAGATTGGGCGGCAGTAGAAAGAGGACGTATTGGTGAAGAGCGTTTCCGCCGTGAATATGGTTGTGAATTCTTAGTCTACGATGAAACGCTTATCAACAGTATACATCTAGCCGCGATGCAAGGTATTGAGCCTATAATGAAGATGGGACAATGTCGCTGGTACAAAAAGATAGATCCTAAAATGACCTATATTGTTAGCTTAGATCCTGCGTTAGGTACTGGCGGAAACTATGCGGCTATTGAAGTTGTAGAGATACCTAGCATGATACAAGTAGGTGAATGGCATCATAACTTAACGCCGGTACAAAGTCAAGTTAAGATCATGCGCGACATCTGTAAATTTATAGATGACGCTTGCACAGAAAGAGGTGTGCAGAGTACAATCTATTATTCAGTAGAAAATAACACACTAGGCGAGGGTGCTCTAGTTGCTATCAACGAACTAGGTGAAGAAACTTTCCCCGGATTGTTCTTAAGCGAGCCAATTAAGAAAGGGCATGTACGCAGATATCGTAAGGGCTACAATACTACAGAAAAGGCAAAAATTGCTACCTGTGCTAAATTAAAACACCTAATAGAAACTAAAAAATTAACAATTAACTCTACACCTTTCATAAGTCAGCTTAAAACCTACATCGCTACAGGTACAAGTTTTGCGGGTAAAAACGAAGAACCAGATGACTTAGTAGCGTCTATGTTAGTAAATCTACGCATGGTTATGCAGTTACAAGACTGGGATCCTGCTGTTTACGATACCATGCACGACTATGTAAACAACGAGATGGAACTACCCTTACCAATTTATATAAGTAGCGGTTTTTAATAAATACACACATGAATGCTATAGAACTAATTGCACAAGATTTATTTGACAAAGTACGCAGTCGCTTTTCTAACCTACAAATGGGTGACGAAACTGGCGCTGTAACCATCAACCCAACAGAAGCTCGTTTCTTTGATTTTGACTTTGTAGTCGAAGGCAATAACCTAGGACGAGTTAGCGTAAGCATCAACGATTTAGGTAATTTAAAATTATTCTATAGCCAAGGAATCGTAGAAGATCACGATCCAGTTACCCAAGATTTTTGGTTCAATTTTTTAAGAGAAATGCGCCAGTTTGCTAAACGTAGATTATTACGATTTGACACAAGAGATATTACAAAAGGTAACTTAGAGAAAAACGATTTTCAATATCTTGCAGTAAATGGATCTAAGGAAGATAACATGACAGAATCACAAATGTACGGTAGTTCAAAGAGTAGCTATCGCCCGTTAGAAAAAACATTACTAATCATTCGCCACAATACCAAAGTCGGTGAAGACAGAGGCGCTCGTAGCCGTCCTAACAATATTAAATCTGTGTTCATTCAAAATGAAGCAGGAGAAAGATTCAAATATCCTTTTGTTCATCTAGCAGGTGCCAAAGCTATGCAACGTCACGTTGCTAATGGCGGTATGCCATACGATGAAGCAGGTACTGCCATTATCAAAATGAGCGAAACTATCCGTGCATTAAGTACATTCAAACGTCAAGTTGGAAATGCAGAACAATTAACACAAGAAGCCGTAGGCATCGTTGATCGTGCAAGCAGTAAATTGGCTACACTAAGATCAATGATTGAAAATTTATCCAAGCAAACACATTACGAATCTTGGAGAGAGAATCTAGAGAACGTTGATCTTTCAGAACAATCAGAACTAGATCCAGCAACACTAGAAGATTATAAATCTAAATTTACAATATCACATTACAAAGAAGACTTAACACAATACTTTCCGTTGCTGTACAGTATCATGAGAGAAACAAGCGAAATCGATCTTGAAGACTACGTAGGTGAAGAAAAAGAAGAAATGTGTGATGCGTGTGACGAGCCAGTTTCACATTGTGGCTGTGATGATCACGAAGAAACAAAAGAAAGCCTAGGCGGGAGAATGGGATATTATGTCGTTGATAGATTCAGCAAGGATCCCACAGATGGCCCATTCAATAGTCCACAAGAAGCACAGCAAGCTAATCACAACGGTGGAAGTGTAGTACAATATCCAATTGATGATGTCGGAACTATAAGAGACGGTCGACCGGTAACTCAGCGTTCTCCAAGTGCAGAATTTGAAGCATGGGCCGATAAAGTTGCTATGGAAGTGTTTGATGACGACGAAAGTGAAAAAATTCAACATTTAATGCGAAAATACGGGTGGAGTCGTCAAGAGGCTATGGAATATCTACATTATGAAAAACATGATCCTAAAGATTGGGATGACTTTAATGAAGGTAACGCAGTAGATGAAGCAGGTAGCCCAGAACAACAAGCCGCTATTGCTATCAATAAAAAATCGTCAAGTGTAGAAGAAGGTGCTTATCAAGATCTAGGCCCAAATGGCAGAGAAATTTATGCAAAGGTTCAAGCATTGCGCGACAAGATACGTAGTGGTGAAATCACTCCTAATGAAAAAATGCAAAGCCAGTTTGATCAACTGTTAGTTGGTGCTGGTATGGATCCAGAATTTGCAGAAAGAGAGTGGAATAGAATTACTGGTAATTCTTCAACACCTACACTAGATCCAAAATATAAAAAATCTGCTCCCCCAATCAGTGCTCCTGGTGCAGGTGACGATGATGAAGATGATGATGCAAGTTTCTTACAGAAGCTACGTATGCAGGCCAAAGGTGGTTCTATCCAGCAAGGTGCAGATACAGGCGAAGTAGATGAAGAGATGGAAGAAACCAATATCCATCCTGCTCAGATTGCAGAATTAGTATTACCACATATTGATCGTGAAACAGGCGGTTGCCCATTAGGTGCAACAGGTGTTGGTATTAATATCAAAAAACAAACTGGTTCTGAAAGAGCTGGTAAGTTAGCAGAGAAATTAGTACACCACTTACAAGCCAAGTATCAAGCAGAAAGCGAATCCAGACAGCAAATGGAAAGTATGCGCAGACTGGCCGGTTTACCTCCATTAGCCGAAGCTAAGAAAGAAAAAGAACCAGAAGGTAATGTTTCTTCTAAGCGTTTTGAAACCGATAGTCAACGTGTAGCACGTTTAGCTAAAGAAAAAATGCAAGCTAAAAAGAAAGCAAGAGCTTAGATAAAGTACGCGACAAATACAACAAGTATAAAGACTAAATCTTTCTAGCAAAAAATACCTGAGTCAATCTTGGCTCAGGTCCAGTAATCAAGTTACCAGCCGCATGGTAATCTTGTCCATCATAATAAGCCAATCTATTGTAAACGTTATTGATTCTAGTAACTTCAGTAAATTGTGCTCTATTGTTTTTAATACTATCAGCTATCGCTTTATTTCCCTTATTGGTTTTAAAAAATTCTCTTTTTGGCCCTATGTCTGGAGGATCAATTCCAGGAGTAGCTGATCTGAACACACTGGTTCCAGCATCTAAATTTGCTGTAGGATTAAGATATAGTATTCCAGCTAGATCACAACTTTTTCCATCTGTATGCACCCAACCCCAATTTAGATCAGGATCTATTTCGCCTGCCTCATTAATAAATGGATCTATCAACTGGAAGTAAGTATCAATCTTCCAATCTTCAAATCCGCCCGGTACCATGCGAAATAACTTGTGGCAGAAGTAGTTAAAGTATTGCTCCTCAATCAGATGTAAAGGACCTGTGCGCTTACCAGGAAAAAATCCTGTAGGGGCAGGCGCATAATCCATAGACAATGCCATGTGCCTAATTAGGTCTGGATCATCTAAAAAATCATCTATTATCAGAGTGGGAAATTTCATAAGAATATTTAACACCTAACCTTACAGGATAAATTAGTATATGGATATTATTGAATTTCACTCATTGGAACAGCAGGACGAATTTATTGTTAATTTGTTCAACAAAAAACGTAATGGTTTTTTCTTAGATATAAGTGCAGGGCATCCGGTAGTAGCCAGCAATTCTTATACATTAGAACAGCATTTTGGATGGACAGGCTTTGCGTTTGACATACAAGATTGTGAAGCTCGCTGGCAGTGGAGCAGTAAACGTGCCAATTCATTTGTGCAAGCAGATGCTACATCTAGTCAATTAACCGAATTTCTCAAGGCAAACATACCAGCAGATCTAGTAGTTGATTACATATCATTAGACGTAGATGCGGATGGTACAAGCCTAAGTCTTGCTGTCTTAAAACGAATTTTAGACGCAGGAATCAAATTCAAAGCCATGACATTTGAGCATGAAAAATACATGCACGGTGATGAGCCAAGAAATGAATCGAGAAAATTATTAACCGACTTAGGATACATTCCTTTGTTTGGAGATGTCAAAGCCTGGGCGGCAAAACCAGAACAGTATTCAGAAAACGAATTTTTTGAAGACTGGTGGATACATCCTCAATACTTTGATAGCTCTATATTAACAGCGCAACGCTCGGAACTATACAGTTTCGAATGTATAGATGTACTTCGTGAAATTACCGGTAATACCTATAAGGCACAGCATAACTTCTGCAGAAGTTTTCCAGCAGAAGCTAAAATATGGTGGAGTCCAGAAGAAGAACGTAACTGGCCTAACACCGTAGCACAATTGATAAAATATAATCAGAATAAAAGAGATTTAGGCTTGACAAGCTAAATAAAGTAGCATACAATTAATGTATGCAGATTCTTAGATGTAGTTGCATTTAAGAAACAGGCAAAACAAAGGCATAAAATTTAAGGAGAAACATTATGGCAACTTTGGCAGAAATCCGCGCTAAACTTCAAGAGGCGCAAAACAAATCAAGTGGTCAATCGACCGGTGGTGGCGACAACGCAATTTACCCACATTGGAATATCCCAGAAAACTCAGAAGCGGTAGTACGCTTTTTACCAGATGCAGATGGTGACAACACTTTCTTCTGGATCGAACGTGCAATGATCAAATTGCCATTCGCAGGAGTTAAGGGAGAAACAAATTCTAAACCCGTAACAGTACAAGTACCTTGCATGGAAATGTGGGGCGAGACCTGTCCTATTCTTACTGAGGTTCGTCCTTGGTTTAAAGATAAGAGTTTGGAAGATATGGGTCGTAAGTATTGGAAGAAGCGTTCATACTTGTTCCAAGGCTTTGTAGTTGACAGCCCACTCAAGGAAGATAAGACTCCTGAGAATCCAATCCGTAGATTCATCATCGGTAGCCAAATCTTTAACATCGTTAAAGCGGCATTGATGGATCCAGACATGGAAGATTTGCCAACAGATACACTTCGTGGTGTTGATTTCAAAATCACTAAAACATCAAAAGGTGGCTACGCTGACTATTCAACATCTAAGTATGCTCGTCGTGAACGTGCATTGACAGATGAAGAACAAGCGGCAATCAAGCAATATGGCTTGTTCAATCTAAAAGACTTCCTACCTAAGAAACCAGGTGAAGTTGAACTCAAGGTTATGAAAGAAATGTTCGAAGCATCAGTTGATGGCGAAGCATTTGACATGGAACGTTGGGGTCAGTACTTCAAACCAGCTGGTATGGGCGGAAGTGGCTCTGCAACTGGTAGTGGCACAACATCTGCTAAGGTAAGTGCTCCAGCAGGGGAAGAAGATGACATCCCTTTTGAGAGTGCGGCATCAGCACCCGCAAGTCAAGTTGCTGAATCTGCTCCTGTGGCGGAGAAAGCTACACCAGCGGCTGGCAGTGAGGCAAGTGCAAGAGCGCAAGACATTCTTGCAATGATCCGTAACCGTCAAAAACAATAAGGAGATAGACTATGGGAAAGGCCTTCGATATTTCGAAGTTCCGCAAGTCTATCACCAAAAGTATTGATGGACTCGGAATCGGGTTTAACGACCCTACCGATTGGATTTCAACCGGTAACTACGCCCTAAACTATCTTATCTCGGGGGACTTCTTCAAAGGAGTCCCTTTGGGAAAAGTTACAGTTTTTGCAGGCGAATCTGGTGCAGGTAAAAGTTATATCTGCTCTGGTAACATTATTAAACATGCTCAAGAACAAGGAATTTATGTTGTCCTAGTTGACACAGAAAATGCCTTAGATAAAGCGTGGCTAGAAGCGTTGGGTGTTGATATTTCAGAAGATAAACTGTTGAAACTTAACATGGCTATGATTGATGATGTAGCCAAAACTATCAACGAGTTTATGACTGAATATAAGGCTATGGATGCCGCAGATCGTCCTAAAGTTTTATTTGTAATCGATTCATTAGGTATGTTGTTAACACCAACAGACGTTAATCAATTTGAAGCAGGAGACTTAAAAGGTGATATGGGTAGAAAGCCTAAAGCACTTACGGCGCTGGTTCGTAATTGTGTTAATATGTTTGGTAATTACAACGTCGGCCTGGTATGTACTAATCACACATACGCTTCGCAAGATATGTTTGATCCAGATGATAAAATCTCAGGCGGACAAGGCTTCGTTTACGCATCTTCTATCGTGGTTGCCATGAAGAAACTCAAACTCAAAGAGGATGAGGATGGTAACAAGGTTAGTGATGTATTAGGTATTCGTAGTGCGTGTAAGATTATGAAAACACGTTACGCTAAACCTTTTGAAAGTGTACAGGTTAAAATTCCTTATTCAACAGGTATGGCGCCGACTTCCGGATTAGTTGACATGTTCGAAAAGATGGGTGTATTATCTAAGGTAGGTAATAAATTAGCATACACCAGTAAGGAAACTGGTGAGATTGTTGCAGAATTCCGCAAGAACTGGACTGAAGATAAGTTACATATCATCATGAAAGAGTGGGATGCTTCAGCACTCGCAACTACTACAACTATTGAATCAGAGGAAGAAGAAGCATAATGGATGAGAATCTAATTATCACAGTTTGGGATATGTTCCGTGAATATATCCCTGAAAAGAATCGTGAAATGGCGGCTAATCAGTACGTAGATTTTCTGCTAGGCAACGATATCAGCGCAGATACATTGTCTGGTTATACAGGCTATGACCCACATTTGGATGATGCTATTAAATTAGTAATCGAAGAAGAGGGTGTGGATGATGACGAACCATATGATGAAGATAATATGGGCTACGAAGACGAGGAATATTAATGTGGTACAGTAAGGTTAGTCGAGATATTTCTCACTTGCCCGACTGTATTGAGTATTTTTATTCTCAATTAGAAGAGGCTAGGAAGGAAGTAAAAGTCTACGGAAATCTTGAAAAGGCTTCTGCAGGTCTTCCTGGCATCGTCGAACAACGTTTCAATCAGCTTCAAGAAATTGAAGCTGTTTTGGAATATTTGAATATTGAACTTAGACGCACTCGCTCGAAAGCGTTTAAGAAGTATCTAGAAAATTATCAACGTGTTTTGAGTAGCAGAGACTGCGAAAAGTATGTTGACGGTGAGGCCGACGTAGTCGATCTAGAAAAAATTGTTAACGAGTTTGCCTTGTTACGCAATCAATGGCTAGGGATTATTAAAGGTCTTGATATTAAACAATGGCAAGTTTCTAACATAATCAAACTTAGAACTGCCGGAATGGAAGATGTGCATATCTAATGTTTGTAGAACAACTAATCCAACGTCTGGTCGGAGAAGGCAAATACATCTTTGAAGACCCTATAGTACCTCCGGGCGGCTGGGACTATAATTTCTTGACCTCTGTGTCAAATCAAATATCAATGGGTAATGCGCTTACAGAAAAACAAGCACACTTATCATTAAAGATACTCAAAAGATTTAAGACAGATTTAGAAAAAGACTTTAAGCAAACGCTTGATCTAGATAATCCTGTTTTCCAAAATCCTTTTAGAAAATTGCATCAGAATAAATCGATTACGATTGAAGATAAAAAAATCGTAGTAAAGTTTCCTTACGATCAGGAGTTAATTAAACTCTTACAAGAATATGTAACAGAAGTTGCTCCACCTCCGCACGTACATAATTACGGAAATACTAAGTCTTACATTGGTGGTTGGAATCCTGATTCTAAATCTTGGGAATTTTCTTTACGTGAAGAAACTATCCTATGGTTAGGTATAAACTTTGTTCCAAAAGGATTTGATGTTGACGCAACATTTACTGAATGGTTTAGACAGATAGACGAGATCATCGGTAATGCTGATCAACATGCCATCATGGCCATCAAGACTAGAGATGGCTATGAATTTAAAAATGATTCTGGCAGAATCCCTGTTCCAGAAACAAACAATGTTATGGAATTTTTGTTCCACTCAAAAAACTACGGTGTTAGTATTTGGGACGAAACGATCAATGCAGAATTAAAACAACAAGAGTGTTCTCCTGTTACTACAGCATTGATACAAGGTCATAATACTATCTACGTTGATAGTACTAAGATTCCTTTAGACGATTTTAAAGATACTTTGCTATATGGTGGTCCTATTCTAATTGTTATCCCAGGTGGTAGTGAAATTAGACATACCAAAGCATGGCACGAGTATGCAAAAAGTATTGGAATTGAAAATAAAGATATGGCTGTGATGTTTAGGACTCCTAATCAAGACAATGGTGGGTTTAACACCTATGTTAAAGAAAATGAGCTTAACAATACGCCAGACGAAAATACCAAAATTATCTTTGTTAGCACAAAGATTCCTAAGCCACTGGTTAAGGCAGGATTAGTATTCAATACTGTAATCAATTTAGGTTACTACAGCAATATGCACTTCAGTATGAATATCCTCTTGACATCATCCCCTAACATAGTGTATTATAATGATAAGAAGCCGCAAGGAGTTAGTGTTTGTCTACCGCAAAGCTGATCATCAGGGATGAGGTCAATGTAAAATTTGAGAACTTAGATTTAGATACTAGAAAAGAATTAGTTAAAAAATTCAAGTATTTTAATCAGGCCGCCCGTTATCAACCTGCTTATAAATTAGGCCGTTGGGACGGGTGTACCTCTTTCTTTGGACTGGGCGGAACTACCTACGTCAGTATGCTTGATAGAATATTGCCTCTATTAGACCAGTGGGGATATTATGTAGAGGTAGAAGATCTAAGACAAAGTCCAGCACTAGAATTTGAAAAGATCAAAGAAGATTTTTGGGGAGATCTTTGCTGGCCGGAAGGACATAGATTTGCTGGGCAACCTATCAGACTCCGCGATGACCAAGTTGAGGTAGTTAATAACTTTCTCGAAAATCCTCAAGCATTGCAGTCAGTAGCAACAGGTGCAGGCAAAACAATTATGACTGCTACACTGAGTAAACTATGTGAAAAATATGGTCGTACATTGGTTATTGTTCCAAACAAAAGTCTTGTAGAGCAAACCGAAGAAGATTATGTCAATGTAGGGTTAGATGTTGGTGTTTACTATGGTGATAGGAAAGACCTTAACAAGACACATACAATTTGTACATGGCAAAGTCTTAATATATTAGATAAGAAATCAAAAGCTGGAGAAGCAGATCTTATCACGCTGGCCGAATTCCTTGAAGGAGTTAACTGTCTCATTGTTGACGAAGTCCATCAAGCAAAGGCCGAAGTACTAAAGAATTTACTCACACAAAATTTAAGAAATGCTCCTATTCGATGGGGATTGACTGGTACAGTACCTAAAGATGATTTAGAATTTGAAAGTATTAAATGTAGTTTAGGACCAGTCGTTGGATATGTAACTGCACACGAATTACAAGAAAAAGGTATCTTGAGTACTTGCCATGTTAATGTAGTACAGACACAAGAGTGGAAAGAATTTGAAAGCTATCCGGCAGAATTAAAATATCTTGTCACAGACAAAGACAGGATGGGATGGGTTAGTAAACTAATCAAAGGTATTGCCGAAAACGGAAATACACTGGTATTAGTAGACAGGATTGAGTCAGGAGACTTTATCATTGAGCAGATACCAGAAGCGGTGTTTATTAGCGGCAAGGTCAAATCAGTAAAACGAAAGGAACAATATCGTGAAGTTGCTACAAGTGATGATAAGATTATTGTGGCGACTTATGGTGTGGCCGCTGTGGGGATTAATATTCCTAGGATCTTTAACTTGGTTCTTGTGGAACCCGGAAAGAGCTTTGTCCGCGTTATCCAATCTATTGGACGTGGTATTAGGAAAGCAGACGACAAAGACTTCGTCCAAATCTGGGATATAACTGCTAACTCTAAGTATGCAAAAAGACATTTAACAGAGCGTAAGAAATTTTATAAGGAAGCAAAATATCCTTTCAGTATCGAAAAGGTAAAAATATAATAACATGCAAATACTAACCCTTGACAACAAGACATTCTACTTGAATGATCTACCAGAAGAAATAGACGAAGATTTTAGATATTCAGTTTTAGATAACAGCGATCCTCAAAATCCAGACTATTTTTTCTTACCATTAATCTTTTTAGAAAGTTTTACAGGACCTGCGGCAGTATTGCAGATTGGTCCTTATCAAGTGACTATGCCATTAGATTGGTGTACTATCGTAGGAGACCCTGAAGGTCCTGAAATGGAAGTATTGCCACTGACCAGTTTAAATGATAGAGGATTTAGAACATTTTGTTTTAATCCACTGACCAGTTTTCGTCCTGAATTCCACGACATTGACATTGTCAATATCTATCAGGATGTCAAATGGTATTTTCCTAAAATGAAACCCGGACAGTTGCTTACAACACCGCTACGAGGTGGAGAGGAACCCATGTGTGCTTATTTCATTAAAGAAGTCAGCAGACAAAGTGAAATCGTAGACTATACTAAGTGTTGGTAAAATGGGAAAATTAAAACCTGGCGCAACTTACATACATGAACGTGTAGACGATGTAGTTTATAGTAGAGAATTTGGAGCAGATCCTAGCACTCGACAGGTAGTTGGCTGGGATTATAATAAAGATGATCCAAAATTTGATCCACGTACTTCAGATGGGCGCTCATTAATGGATCAGTTACGAGAAGACAAGTTATGGGGCGAAATCCGTCGAATGGCTAAAACCAATCCCACTTTACAAGAAGCACTTGAACGTGTTAAAATAATATATCATCTAAGCAAGGAAAAAGATGGCACTTGACATCAAAAGAGAATTGAAGGCAGTTGATCTTAGAAACTATGATTTCTATGATAATCTCACGCCAGAAGAACAGAAAGAATTTAGTCCGTATATTCTCATGAGATATGTTGCTAACGTGCAAGGCGACACGGATACAGCTGAATGGTTTTTAGAAAGAACCAATGAACTTGTAAACAAAAATCATTGGGTATTAAGTAAAAATCACAAGGCGTTGCTTTGGAAACTATTTGCAGGTTGTGGTACTGGGGTTACTGCTTATCATCCTTATCTAAAAGCAGGTACTAAAGAAAAAGCAGTTAAGATTGAAAAACTTTTAGCTGAATTAAATCCTGCTATGAAACTTAGCGACATCAAGGCATGGGCTAAGATTATGACTAAAGAAGATCGAGAAGAACTATTTGACAAAATGGGATTTGACAAGAAGCAACGAAAAGAATACGAATGATTCAACTGGCTGAACAACCTTTTAATTGCGCACATTGTGGCAAGGCCTTCATGAAAGAGAAGACCTTGTTTGCCCACATGTGTGAGCCTAAGCGTAGAGCTATGCAAAAGGATGAAAAGCGAGTTCAAAGCGGATTTTATGCATTTAATCAGTTTTATAAAATTAGACAAGGCTCCAAGAAACAAAAAACCTATGATGAATTTTGTAAGAGTGCATACTACAATGCCTTTGTAAAGTTTGGTAGTTTCTTAAACAATGTGAATCCATTGTATCCCGAAAAGTTTATAGAATTTGTAATTAAAAGTGATGTAAAACTTGATCACTGGTGTAGAGATGAACTGTACGAAACATATCTTTATGAAATGTTAAAGATTGAACCAGTTGAGGCCGCAGTACAACGGACAATTACAACAATGATCGAGTGGGGTGATACAAGCGGTGCTCAATGGAATCATTATTTTAACTATGTTAATTTTAATCGTGCGGTACATGATATTAAAGACGGAAGAATCTCAGCATGGGTCATGTTGAACTGTACAAGTGGCAAGAAGATGCTTGAAAACTTCAATGACGAGCAATTAGAACTGATCGACAAAGCACTTGATATTCCTTATTGGGTTAAACATTTTAAAACTCACAAAGAAGATGTTGCTGTTGTGAGAGAAATTTGTGAGGGAAGCGGAATTGACTAAACCATTACCTCATTCTAAACCTCTACAAGATTTCGTAAAAACATTTGAAGGTCATGTTGAGCCTAGCCAAAGAAGATTTCGTCGAATTGTTTCTAGTCCAATCAACTGGGAACAAGATACAAACACTCCTTACGGAACTGCAAGATATGAAGAAGTTGAAGCCGTGGCCTTACACATTCCAATTTACAAACTCGAAGAGTTTTTAGAATCTATACCAGAGCATCATTACCGAGAAATGGAAATACGTATGCAAGTACCAGCAGTCAAATTAGCATACGAACGTTATCGAATGTTGTTGAAGATGTGCGGAGGTGATTTCGATGCCGGATATTGATATTGACTTCGCAGATAGGACAAAAGTGCTAGAGGTAGTGAAAACTATCACAGCAGTCAATGGCGATAAAAAACACAACACAGGGGTCTACTGTCATTCTATACCTTATAATCCATTAACAGGGTTAAGCACAATAGATTATAAGGAAGCTGAAGACAGAGGCTATTTTAAATTAGATTTTCTCAACGTAAACATATATTCAGGCGTTAAAAATGAGGAACATCTAAAAAGTTTAATGGAGGTTGAACCACTATGGGATCTATTGGAACAGGACGACTTTACGAATCTACTATTTCACGTGAACGGGCACGGGAACGTATTGAGAACGATGAAACCGAAAAGTATAGAAGAGCTCGCGGCTTGTCTGGCCATAATTCGACCAGCGAAAAGACACCTTTTAGGAAAGAGTTGGAAAGAAGTATTCGAAGAAGTATGGACGAAGCCGACGACTGATGAGTATTTCTTTAAAAAGGCTCACGCAGTTGCTTATGCTATTGCAGTAACAGTACAGATGAATTTAATCTGCGAAGGAATTAGCTATCCTTACGCTTAGGCGCCCTAACTAATTGTATTGATTTGCGTTTGATGCGTTTTTCTGCGATTTCGCTTAAATTAACAGTAGGGCCAAATAGTATTTGAACGTCTTTGCTGGCAAAAGTTTTGATGTAAGGTCTGAAAAACGTCATTTCTGCCTTTAGGAAAATATTAATAGGAATTTTACGGTTCGATTCCCACCACCACGTTTCTCCGAGCTCTAAAAAGCTGGTTTTTTCAAATTCTGTGCGCATTACGCTAAAATCGTAAATGCTGGTGACGTTAGAATCATTGTTTATAATGATACCGACATACTCGCTTTCATTAACTTTAACGCAACTGATGAAAGGAAACTTGTTTTGGAATTCTTGATCTTTATTTGACTTCATTTAACCTATAAATATGTGTTATGCAGAAATTACCAGTCTATTTATATACCAACTCTTATAGTATTACACTAGATTTGGACAACTCACGGGGTGTTAACAACGTCATGTACCAACGCAATATTATATTTCAGAAAGGCCTTAAAAATAAGGTCCAAATCCAATTCAAAAATTCCGATCAAAAACCAGTCTCAATTACGAGTGGCACATTTTTCTTCAGAATGTTCGATAATGATAACATTATGCCATTCGAACCTAAACAACTAGATGTCATCGATGACGGAGTTACTACAAGTACACGTGGATTGGCCTTGTTAACGCTTACTGAAGGCGACACTTTAGACATCACACCTAAAAAATATACCTTTAGTATAACTGCACTCGATACAGACGGCAGTTATGTTCCAACCTATGCGAATACTTATTACGGAGTGAATGGCACTGCCGAAATACGTGAAGACGTTGAACCATTTTTGACCGAAAGTTTTTCAACCGATGCCTTCAACTGGTATCGAGACACTCCAATTGACCGTCAAGGCATACCACAGTCTAACTGGTGGACCTTTAGTAGTGGTACTATTGAAGTAAATCCTGCATTGAACACAAATATTGGTCTACACACCTTTGCATTTTACCTGACAAATTTCAAAGGACATATCGACATCTATGGAACTTTGGAAAATACACCAAGTGGGCAAGGTAATGGAAATGAGTCTTATGCACTTTTACAGTCAGTTCCATACAATAGCAATTTTACCGGTGTTGACTACCTAAATATTACCGGAAATTACACCAACTTCAAAGTTAAGTATGTACCAGATGCCGACGGCAGTGGTGCAAATTGGTATGGCGCCAGCGTACCTGGAAATCCAATCCCCGGACAACCATACTGGCCTAACGGAAAAATTGACAAAATCCTATTTAGAAGCTAAAATAGTAGCATGAACCTGATTCAAGCTACATTTTTAAATTTCTTGCCTCCGAAAAGAAAGGCGACTCCGAGTGGCTGGATCAGTTTTAACGCACCCTGTTGTGTTCACAACGGTGACTCTCCAGACAAACGCCAACGTGGAGGTGTAAAAACCTCAGGTGATGACGGATTTCAGTATCATTGCTTCAACTGTGGCTTCAAAGCTGGTTGGATGCCAGGAAAATTACTCAGCAAGAATACAAAAAACCTCATGAGGTGGATGGGAGTACCAGATGACGACATCAGCAAGCTGTCACTGGAAGCACTCAAGAATAAAGAAGAATTAGACAAAACACCTATACCCCTAAATTTTGGCTTGGAACCACGAAATTTGCCAGAAAATTGCCAAACCATAGAAAAGTGGATTGATGAAGGTTGCGAGGATCCAGAATTTTTAGAAGTCATTGCTTACATACTTGATCGAGGCATGAAGCTTGAGTGGTATGATTGGATGTGGACTCCAGAGCCCGGTTATAAGGATCGTGTTATCATCCCATTTTTTCACAAAAATGTGGTTGTAGGCTGGACAGCCCGAAAAATTCGTGATGGCAAGCCAAAGTACTTGACCACTGCTCAACCAGGATACGTTTTTAATTTAGATGCACAAGACGAAAATAGGAAATTTGTGATTGTTGTTGAAGGTCAGTTTGATGCTATCGCAATCGACGGTGTTGCTATCATGCATAATGAGCCAAATCCCACTCAAATTTCACGAATTTCTGCACTAGGACGTGAAGTCATTATTGTGCCTGACAATGACAAGCCTGGGGCTAAATTAATATCCGCGGCCATAGACAATCACTGGTCCGTAAGTTTGCCAGACTGGGGTCCGGACGTAAAAGACGTTGCAGACGCAGTGAAGAAATTTGGCAGAATTTACACATTTTCCACCATTTTGCATTACCGAGAAAACGGTGAGACAAAGATCAAACTTTTAAAGAAACAATTAGAAAACAAACATGATGAATAACCCAATACCAAACTATAGTTCAGACGTACAAAAATTATATATTGAAATGTTCATGAGTGATGCTGAGACATTCATGCGTTGTAACAACATATTTGACCCCGAAAATTTTGACAGAAAATTGCAGGATGTTGCAGGCTTCATCAAAAAATATGTTGACGAATATAAAGTCATGCCGGAGCCAATGATTGTAAATGCGGCATGCGATACTGACTTAAATCCGGCGGCTTTGCCCAAAGAAAACTATGATTGGTTGATGGCAGAATTTGAGCAATTTTCACGCCACAAAGCACTGGAAAGAGCGATTTTAAAATCAGCTGATTTGTTGGATAAAGGCGACTACGGTCCAGTTGAAAAAATGATCAAAGACGCTGTGCAGATCAGTTTGCAAAAAGACATGGGTACAGATTATTTTGAAGATCCTAGAGCACGTCTCGAAGGATTGAAGAATACAAACGGTCAAGTTAGCACTGGATGGCCTAGCGTAGACAAGAAATTATATGGCGGGTTCAACAGGGGTGAACTTAACATTTGGTGTGCGGCATCAGGAGGCGGAAAAAGTTTGTTCTTGGCTAATCAGGGAATTAACTGGGCGTTGTCAGGATTGAATGTAATATATCTAACATTTGAATTGGCTGAAAATTTAGTGGCTATGCGTATGGATAGTATGCTTACTGAAATACCAACACGTGAAATTTTCAAGAGTCTAGATGACGTCGAACTTAAGGTTAAGATGACAGGTAAAAAATCTGGTAGCATACAAATCAAATATATGCCATCAGGAAAAAATGCCAATGACATCCGCAGTTACTTGAAAGAATATCAAGTCAAGAAAGGTTACAAACCAGACGTGATTTTGATCGACTATTTGGACTTGATGATGCCATTAAGCATTAAAGTTAGCCCAAGTGACTTGTTTGTTAAAGACAAATATGTGTCAGAAGAATTGCGTAACCTAGCGATGGAAACACAGGCTATCGTTGTAACTGCTTCACAGTTGAATCGTTCAGCTGTTGAAGAAATTGAATTTGATCACAGCCATATTTCAGGTGGCTTGAGTAAGATCCAGACAGCAGATAATGTGATTGGTATTTTTACAAGTCGTGCTATGAAGGAACGTGGGCGTTATCAAATCCAGTTTATGAAGACGCGTAATAGTTCTGGTGTAGGTCAAAAGGTAGACTTAGAATTTGACGTAGACACTTTGCGTATCAAAGACCTGGGAGAGGATGAAGGAACTAACTATGCTCCTAAGCCTAGCATCTATGAAGGCTTGAAGAAAACTTCTACGGTAGTAGATAAAGACACAGGTGAGATCAAAACTAATCCAATGGAAGGTATTGGTATCAACAAGATTAAGGGTGTCGGTGGAACCAGTAAGGTTCGAGAATTGTTAGCTGGATTGAATCCAGAAAAAGATTAAAATAGATTTGCTATTTTTTGATTGACGCAGTGGCTAATCGCACGTTGCCACTGCTCTTCGCCCGTTCCGCTTAAACAGACTTCTTCAGTAGCATCAGCAGTTAACCAAATATGATCACTGTGCCAAGGTGCTATTCCGCTCATTTCCCCGTCTAGCTGTCCTGCGCTCCATGCCGCTAAACCTATACCCGCTCTCCACATTTCAGGACCTTCTCCTGCTGATATTGATGCTAGGATTCCTAGGTCTCCCGTGATGCCTAGGTTGGGTGCAATCTGTAGCGTACTTGCACTAAACCAATCCATAGTATGTACAATATGTACCCTAGTAGGTTCTACAGGACCGCCTATATAAACCGGCTCATGGCCATTGTACGTGATACCTGCCGCACTCATTACGGTGGCAATATTCACAGCGGATGCTTCTTTGTTGACCATGACGCCCCATGCTCCATTAACACCGTGTTGGGCAAGTAGTATCACACTTTTTGCAAAGTGCGGGCTTTGATTTTTTGGTTGCGAAACGAGGATTTTTCCTGCGAGTGAATTAAAACTGGTCATAGCCATATTTAATCCATAAATATAATCATATGTACATCTTTGAGTATAATCCCCCTATCGAACTGCACGACGACCTAAACCCTGCCCTATGGGAAGGTGAGGAAATTCGGCGTCAAATCCAGGTCAAATTGCTTCAAATCGCCAAGGAATTCTACGATTTTTTGTCGGTTTCGGCGCCGATCGAAGACGTTTTAATCACGGGGTCTCAAGCCAACTACGTATATACTAAATGGTCTGATATAGACCTTCATTTAGTTATTGACTACAATAAAGTAGAATACGACGGGGATGTAAAAAAGCTGTTTGATGCCAAAAGAAAGGAGTGGAAACGCATGTATCCGCTCAAACTCAAAGGCATACCTGTAGAGCTTTATGCAGAAAATTCCAATGAGCCCGCAGTAACATCTACCTATAGCCTACTGACAAACCAGTGGCTCAAGAAGCCTGCACCACCACTAAAAACCTATGATTATGATGGCGTAAAAAACCTAGCCTATCAGTGGGAAATTGTGATAAAAAGAGCGGTTGAATTAAACCAACTGCCTGTGCTACAAAAAATCAAAACCATGCTGAGTATCTTCCGTAGAAAGAGTCTAGCACGTGATGGGGAGTTCGGTACGGGGAATTTAGCTTTCAAAGCCCTGCGTAACTCAGGGCATATTGCGGACTTAATCGACGCTGTCGAAACCCTGGAAAATTAACGGATCCAGGGTGGAGCGTGAGCAGTAATCTTAGTAGCTTCTAGTTGCTGGATTTGTATTTTCAAGTTGTCAGTGAGTTTAGTGATTTCTGCTTCACCTAATACTGTTTCCAATAATTCTATACCTTGTTCCTTGCTCATAGTTTTGAAAGGAATAAACTGGCCACCATTTGCTAGGATCCAAGCAGGTGTGATTGCTGTGTTGTCATACAAGCTGGCACTATTACCTTGATCGTCACTGCCTGTCAATGTCCAATAGATACGTGTGATAGCATCCGTGAACGTACCAACCTTGGCAGTGGTTTCAAATTTGGTAATGTCCCAAGAGTATGTAAATTGAATTTGTGACATATTATTTTGGAATCTGTGGAGTTGGTTTTTCTATAGCATGAGCAGGATCTGGACCAATCCAGTCAATTAACTCTTTGTTGGTAGCAACACGAACACCGTCTGCACGAATAATGCAAGGCAAGATGCTCCAATCAGGAACTGCGGCTTTGAAGTCGTTCCATTTCCATGTAAAATTATCTACTACTCGCAGATCAACTTGCACACCTGCGTCTTTTAATCTTTTCATCAAATGGTTGCTCATGTTACATTGTGGTAGAGGTCTACTCCATAGTATACAAGCGTTTGGGTTTGGTGTTGTCATTTATAATTGCTCCTTAGATGTTGGTTCTAACCAACCAAGAATATTTAATATTGCCGGCACTGGCGTGTGATGCTGATGTATTGTTAGAAAGGTTTTTATCACTGTTGTAAACAGGAATCTGGATGTTGTTAGACATCTGATACACAGCTGAGTTACCTGAATTAAATCCTAACGTGATACGGTCAGTTTTATTACCAGTAATGTTAGGATGTATGATGTAGGTTAAATCTGGATACACAAACACTTCGCAAGTACCTTTGTAGTATTCCATGTTAGTAGAATCTTGGAAACTGATAGCCAACTCACCGTATGTGATACCTGAGCAGTCAATGGTCAATAGTGTCGATGTAGTTCCGTAAGTTTGTCCTTGTGGCATGTCAACTGTACCGCTTACTGAGATAACATTTGAACCTTGTATGCCACCTGGTGCTGTACCATAACTGTCTTCTAGGCCTACTCGGGCGATAGTGTCAGTTGTCTGTATGTAGTAGGTCTGGCTCGCTCCAAAAGTCACCGTACCATTGATAGTAAAGTAAGCAGTACCACCTACTGTGCTTACTGCGGTCACAGGATATACTTGTGTTTGTGTCTGATCAAAAATTACCCACTGTCCGCTTTGATATCCTGCGCCCACGTTGTTGATCTGTGCTAACCATTGACTGGCGATAGTTGGAATAACGTTGGTGCTGGTTGAGCTGGCGCTGGCTGTTTGGAATGAAGTAGGCGTAAACGCACTCTTAGCCATGTAGATATAATTGTTGTCAGCCTGTAGTGTACCTGCGATCTGATTGACTTGACCTTTGAGTGTAACTGGACTAGATATGCTCAATATGGTTGTGCTGGTACCTAGCGTCAAGCGTCCTGTGTTATCAACTGAAAGTCCTTGTCCAACGATAACACCACCTAGTGTTGATGTAGTTGCGGCCGCGATTGAGAATGTAGCTGGCTTGTTTGACAAGTCATTGTAGTCGCCCGATACCGCTACTGTGGCAAGTCCTAGGTTAGCAACACCAATGGCCTTTTGCTGTGTGGTATAGGTAGTGGCTGTTGAAATATCCAACTTGTTGCCAATCTGTCCTGTTAGTAAGCTCAGTGTAGAAGTGCTGGTGCTCAATAGTGCGCTCAACTGTTGGATGACTGCGAATGTAGTACCGCTGGATCCAACTAGATTTGATACAGCATTAGTAACCGCTGTGTTTAGAGTAGTTGTAGTAACAAATGCGCTGAGCGTAGCTGAAGTTAGATAACCTGTGTCATTGCGGAACGCTGAAACTACTGTAGGGTAGTCAATAAGGTCATAAAAGCTACCGCTGGTTGAAACTGTTTTGAATGGGGGAATGTGTGTTAGGTCGTTGTAGTCGCCTGTTGTGGCCACGTTGGCTAGGTGTGGTAGTACACCACCTGCCGCTGGATTGACCCATGTAAACCCGCCCATTGAGTTTGCGCTCAACAACCATGTAGCTGTGGCCACAGAGTCGGTGCGCAACATTGAATTGGTAATTAGTCCTGAAGGAATTTGTATTTCGCTGATCTGTCCGGTAAGCATGGCAAAACTGCCACCCATTGTACTGCCACCTGAAATTTGTGTTCCACCTGGTGTTGTGCCATCGCTGATCATCAGCGTTAAAGTATCGAGGTTGACGAAGATCTCGCCACGATGTGGGTTATAGGTACTGGCGTTAGCTAGGGTATCCTTGCCTTGAAATACACGTACTGACATAGTTGTTGTTTCCTTTTATTATCCGGACTAGGGTTAAATATGTTACTATGCTATTTACCGTTGACATCAAACTTCCAGAGCCTCCTCAGGCCGTTTACATAGGCATCGTAGACGTAGGATATGCAGTACAAACCGCACCATTCACGCCCACAGCCCAGGACTTTAATTATGAAGGCCAAATACCTGTTGATCAGCAGGGCCGTCCTATCCTACCAGGCCGTCCAGAAATGGACATGCTACAGCGAGGATTTAGTGAGTGTGTACAGGTCATAAACATGCGAGCAGTAGACTTGGGCTATAGAGAATTCCACTGGCCCGGGCACATCACAATGGACAAGCCCGTGACCATGCGCTATACAGTTACTCGCATCAAATCACGTCTAGGCTGTTGGGACGTCAGCTGGTTAGCAGAACTGGTAAATGGCGATGGCAAGACCGCGGTCAAGTACGATTTCACACAGCGTTGGTACAATTCATAATCTAATCTAGCGGTTGCATTTGCACCTTAAATATGTTATTATCATAGCATATAATTGAGGACACAATGCATAAATTTACTCCAGGACCCTACGAACCAGCCCCAGTAGAAGCGGGCAAGCCCCTGACCTTTAGCCAAACATGGACTTTTGGCGATATTATCTATAGCCTAATTCCTATTCGCTTGCTAGGCGGTGGTGAGTTTTATCTGCGCCTGGAAAATTTAGATAACTTGTGTAAAACAGTTATTGGCTGGCCCGATGGCGGTACGCACTCAGGTCGCATGAAGCAAAAGGACTTTGAACTTCTAAAACCGCTCATTGAAGCACAGAGCTATATTACCAAATGGGCTCCTTATAACGGTGAAGCTATTACACATCCTCTAGACAATATCTGCTGTTGGTTCTACGGCAACATCATAGACAAAGGACACTATGGTCGCATCTATGCTCATGCTGTGGGACTTGACCCAAATCAGTGGGAACCAGCAGTCACCCAACCTTGGCTGACCTTAGGTGACCGGCAACCAATTGTCATCCCGGGCAAGTCGATCGTTATCTCCAAAACAGATCGCTACGGTAACGGGCAAGTGCATGAAGTTTGGGGACGGATCCGTGATCAGATTGACGAGTGTGTGTTCGTGGGCACAGAAGAAGAACATCGCAACTACGAGCGGGATTTTGGAGTCAAAGTCACCTACTACCCAACCAAAGACTTGTTAGAACTTGCACAGGTCATCGCAGGCGGTCAACTATACGTAGCCAACCAATCAGTGGGCATGGCCATAGCACAAGGCCTGGGAGTCCAATTCTGGTGCGATCACCGCAAGGACAACTGTACACTAGAAGGCTGTGAAACTTACTTCCGCAGACCTAACGGATTCTACTTCTAGCATGCTAAGACCCACCCCACCACGTGTACCACAAAATCAAAAGATGACCTTCAAGGATTGGTTCCCGATCATCTTGATAGTCTTAATCATAGCTTGGTGTTTTTGGAGAGGGTAGGTTCGGAACGCATCACAGCCGCGAAGCGGCGAACGGTAAAACGCATTTTCCCAACTGATTATCTGCGTATATATTAAGTCTTAGGACAATTAGTAAACCACTGACACCACGTCCACATATAGGCAAGCTCCAAGCCTAAGACAAAGAATACTATCAGGTACGTTAACCATTCTACCAAACTCAAAGGTTCGGGCGTGGGTTCTAGGTAATCCTGCCCCAACGGATCTTCATCCATAGTCTCTCCATTAGGTAATGTACGCCGGTAAGTATCACGTGTATAACAACAGCGTCTGAAAGCCCAGTCCAAATGGCAGTGATTAATAGTGCAACGATTCTGTATATGATAGTACGAGCAAGTGTGCGAGCATGTGTTTCCATACTCATACTTAACCCCAGCGTAGTAAAAACAGTGTACGATCTGGCGCTCGTTTAAAGGCTAATGAGCAGTATCCTGGTTTAATTCCCCAACCCATGTTGTGATATGCCCAGTGTGAGTAGTGACTGCCTACATAAGACTCCAACCAGTCCTCTAGTATGCGTATACTGTCAATCCAATCTATTTGCTCACCAATACAGGGCCATGGAGCACAGGCTATATGCTCAAATGGATGTAGATCTGGCAAGTACATCTTGCCCGGTAAAGCCAAGCAGTTGCTCATACAGATATTTACAACGAGTCATTGCAACCACAGCCTTTTGGGCAGTTTTTTACTTCAAAATACTGTACATATGGTAAAGCATGAGCAAAAGCCATTAAAGCCCACATACAAGTCATAGTGTGATCGTTTAGCCCGCATATAGCAGATGACTGAAAAAGACTGTATATAAACCCTAAAGCAAACAGTGGGCAAGGAGCAAATTTAAGAATCTGCTTAATAACGTAGTAAGTGTATAAGCGAGTCATTAATCGTGTAAGCCGCCTAGCGCATAGTTGTCTGGATCTTCTAAGACTTCGGGACAGCAATCTAAAAAGCGTAGTGCGAACTCTGTAGTAATGGGACCACTATCGGGAATCCAAAAACGAGTGCGATTTAGGTGAACATCGCGTTTGAGATCATGTTGCTGTATAAAGGCAAATACTTCCCGACAGCGTGGATCTAGAGTGAGTATATAGTGTTGACGCATTTAGACTAATCCGGGTCTATATTCTATACAGTAAGCGCATATGGCCAATAGAACACATAAGACAAGCCATGCCCATTTGCTGACAATTCCTTCATCTGAAGATCTATGGTAGTAACAGTCCGTGTCTGGATCGTAGTGATAGATCTTACCGTTGCGAGTTATGGTTTCGTTGTAGAGTTCGTTCATAGTGGGCTGTCCTATATACGGGTATTTAAAAATTTTTAGCGCAAAAATTTTTGATCTTGAATCCCACCATAACGGGTGGTTTTTATCTGTGGGACATAACTACATATACAACAGAGGAGGTATACTATGTATAAACGAGCTAAAAAGCTACTCCATTTAGAAAATCCACCGGCGGCAACGCTAAAGACGATCTAAGCAATCACTGTTGAATTACTATACGGGACATGCCCGAATCCTTAGCACTAATTCGTTAGTGCTTTTTTATGACCGAAAAGTTTGACTATGATAAAAAATTTTGTAGCAAAAATCAAGAGTGGTGGCAGATCTCGGCCCCTGGTGATCTAATCTAACTGGGGGGTGGTTTTGACAATTTACGGCATGCGCTGTTGCTATTGCGCAACAGTAAGCATGCTTAGTGACCGGCCTACCCCCACCGGCCTACCCCCCACCTAAGCATGCTTATCCTCAGGCCTTAAGCATGCTTTCCGCTGTGAGCTCTGGTGGTGCATCGAAGTCGAAGCCTTCGTCCTCTAGCTCACGTACAGCGTCATTGAAGGCACTCTCTAGGTCCCAGAAGGCTTCAGCACGGCGCACATCCCGTTTACGCTTGCGTAGTGCGCTACCCTTTTGATACATAAGCGTGTAGTGCTCTGCACAGTAGAGCGTGTCACCTACTAGACTCTTGCACCCACAGTAGGGTGTGGGCCCTACATGTGTGCGTGGGTCATAGTCAGGGCCTAAGTATGTGCATCCGTACTTGGCCAGTGCTTGGCTGTCTGCTGAACGCATCATGCCCTCCGCATACAGGTTGTACGTGCCATGGCTTGCCAGTTAGTGGGGAATGCCTTGCGCAGGTCTGCTACTTTCAGCACCATGCGTAAGCTCAGCTCACGTAACTTGGCTTGGTTGTCTGTGATAAACTCTACCACTTCATCCTTCTGGATGGGCTCGAACTCGTATGCATCCAACATGCCATCGCCTACGATCTGCTTGATGCGTAGGATCTTCTCA